GGCTTGTGCCATGGGGTTTCTCCATTTGACAAAGAAAAACCCGCCACAAAGGGCGGGTGGTTGCAGAATTGAATTTTCGGTATTCTACGGCTGCTCTACGAACGCTTCGAAGGTCATAGCGCCGTGTGAGGTTAAGCCGTCTTGATCTCGGAAGACGCGGCTTATGCGATGGTTAAACATCACCAAAGCGTTGTCTGCCATCGTTATCCCATCTTCCGGCAACGCCTTACGGACAGCGTCAACAATCCTTCGGCACTCAGGAAATCCGACGGCTCTCGACCAGACATCAAGCTGCATTGTGACTTCAAATCCATCGATACAGTCTGCATTATCGCTGATCTCGTCCGATGGCCCGAACGACACATAAGGAAATGTGGGGCTCTCCGGCACCCGGTCGTAAATGCGACCGCCGATCAACGCAGTTAGCTCAGGTGACGCTTTCAGCCGGGTAACAATCTGCCCTTGAAGCTCGTAGGTTGGCGAAGTCATGCTGCCCTCTTAACGACTTGCAGCAACTTTCTTTGCCGCCTTGTTGGTTGCACGGGTAACGCGGCCTTTTGCCCGACGGCGCAGTGCGCGGTAAGCTGGATAAAAGAACGGTTGGGCTTGCATCTTCTGAGTGCCAAATTCCTGCCATCGAGCATAAAACGCCTGACTATTCCCGGCGTAGACTGTAATCGTCAGATCGCCGGTTAACTCCGAAGCTTTGACGCTTCCAAGGGATATAGAACCCTTGGGAACATCGCCGTATGTCCATCCTATGCTATCGCGAAGGTCGCCCTTATCGACGGGGACAAGGCTCTTAGCCAAAGAGACAATCTCTTCCGCTGATTGTTCGAGAGCTTTACGTATTTCCTGCTTCACCAATTTCGGCATCGCGTTCAACTTCTTCTGAAGCTTTTCCAGACCGATTATCCGTGATCGCATTGCCATCTGATTTCCTCGGCGTCTTGGCTTTCGTGGCAGCACCCTTTGCAACAGCAGCTTGGGCGCACGGTGTCGTCACATTCCCTTTGAAACCAGCCCGATACGCTACCGTAATCTGCGATTTAGGCTTCCAGTCGAAATCGTTGGTAAACTCTACCCAAGGCATGACATCACCCCGTAGCCACGCCACTTTCGCACGTGAGCGCGATAAACTGGCGGTTAACTTCGTGCTCTATATCTCTGATATTGAACGATTTTCCGGTGCGCACATCCCGAAGCATCCAGTCCGTGGAGATAAGGTGCGTGTTGGACGAGTTGCGGACCCGGATAACCTGCGTGTGCTTACCCTGAAGACGGCCAGCCATGACGGCTTCGGACCCGCGAAGGTGGATGAACTCGGCGCGGGTCTGGAACTGCTCTTGCCAGCTCGAAACCGTGCTGCCCATGCCATCGTCAACGTCTTCACGTTTCAGCAGCGCGACCTTGTAATAAAGGCTTCCTGCGGAGCGGTTGTCTGGCATGGCTACCTCGCAATCGGGTCGCGGAGTTGGTACAGCATGGACGAAACCGGCTTCGGCAACATACCCACCGAGAAATCCTTATCCGGGTCTTGGTCTGGATTTCGGTAGTAATAGCCCACCAGCATGATCGCAGCGGCTTTCACACGCGCATCAGTGGTCGCGCCGTTCTCGTCAATGACTTCATCGGCCCGCACATCCAGATAAGCTTTAACGCGACCGGAGGCGGCAGAAATCAGCAAGTTCAGGTGCGCATCGTCATCGTCAGTATCGATGCGAAGGCCGTTCTTGACCTCTTGGAGCGAAACCAGATCGGCCATTACTCACCTGCCTTCTTCGCGTCCTTGCCGTCCCGGCCCTTGTTAACGGCGAGACGCCATCTTTTCCCGCCGTCTGGCTTGTCTGACGTGGTTTCCTGCGCAATCCAGTATCGACCGCCCCAGGTGACGCCGCTGCCCTTGTGATAGGTCTGACCGTCTCGGAATACACCGCGATCTATGACTACCGGCAGGGGGAATGACTTGACGGTATCGCCGCTGATGAATTTCAGGGAAAGGCCGGATGCTTCCTCGACAAGATCAAGATCATCGAACCCGATCCCGTCTTTGCCATCTTGCCCCGGAGCGCCATCCTTGCCACAAACGGGGCCTAGGTTTCTCACCTCACCGTTTGACAAGGTGACTGCAAGACTGCCGTCGCGTTCGATGAATGCACCTGCAACGCCAACCCCGCATTCGCCTTTTTCACCGCGCTCACCCGGCAATCCGTCTTTACCGTCAACGCCGTCACGTCCGTCTTTGCCGTCCTTCGGTACTGGTATGGCTGAAATCGCCTCACTGACAGCCGTTTCGACCATGCCGCGTATAACCTCACGGTCAGTCTCTGGAGCGCTCCACGCCTCGATTGTGGCCCGAATTTCGGCAAGATCGGACTGGACCTGACCTTTCACGATTTCAGCAACCGTTTCGGGGTCTGTGTCCTTGCCATCTTTCGGTGTCGGCAGGCTCTTGAGTTGCTGCTCCAAGTCATCAAGGCGCTTGACGATTGGCTTGAGTTCGTCAGCGACAAACCCCTTGACCACAGCGACTATTTCCTTGCCGAAAGCCTTGCCATCAAATGTCATCGGTTAAACCCTTTGAGAATTTCAATCATGGCCTTGTCGGCTTCGGCTTGAACTGCATTTTCGTTGGCAGGCTGTTGTGGGTTTTCTGATTGCTCGATCAGAAGATTGTCACGCGCAGCAATTGCCTCAAGTGAATGATCCTGCTGCTGGAGGTAGACGGTATCGCCGCCGGTCTTCATCTTCGGCAAGTCGATGCGCCTGCGGCGTTCATCAAGCGTCATAACGCTTTTCGCCTGCTCCAGAACTTCCATCTGGGTCTTGCTGTCCATCCGCCACAGGCCATCAAGATCGAACTCCGTGCCGATGCCGTCTTTCATGCCAAGACCTTCATCGAGGCAGATTTCAGCATCCTCGATGAGCTTCTGAAGGCCCTGAGAATAGTACTCGATGTTCAGCGCCTGGATGTTGTTGTAAGTCGGCATCTGACCAATACCGATCTTGTAGGGCGGTACGTGGAAGGTCGAGCAGACCATTTCGGCGGTCCACTTCAACTGCTCGATAAGCTGGCTATCGGTGGCGCTGAAAGCCATGTTCTTGAAGTCAAGCCCGTCGCCCAGAACGGCGACCTTGCCAGCATTCTTGCCGGAATAGTTTTTATTCCATTCTTCCTTCAGACGATCCGCTGTCGGCTGTGATATTTCGCCGGGTGCAGTCAGGATGCCGGAAGGAACGCCCTTGTTGGCAAAGAAGTTCGCACTGTCGCTCTGGATGGTGATGCCCTGCATCGCTGCAAGGCCCGCAGCCGTAAGCGGAGAAAGACCGATGAGTGGGTGAAACAGACAGTTATAGCGGTCGTGAATAATCTCTCGCGCCGGTACGGTCACATCCTGTTCAATGCCGCTGATATTATCGGTTGAAAGACGATAGAAAACATCTCCGCTTTCGGACACCAAAGGCTGAACGCGCTGCGGATCAAGCACATAGAGCGCCGTCACAACGCCGCGACCGTCGCGCCGCTTCAGGATGTACGCATTGCCGTTCGACAGCTTCGACAGCAGCCAGTTCTCGAAGAACTGAATGCGTGTCTGGATCGAGTTGGGCTTGCGCAGGACTGGATCGTATGCAGGGTTGGATGTCTCCTGCCAGATGCCGCCCTCCCCGCGCTGCATAAGCTTGACGCGAAGCTTGGAGATGTCGCTGGCAATCAGCGTCATGCACGAGAACACGGCGAAATAGGTCAGAGCAAGATCGCGATTGATCTCAACATTCTGCTGCCATGCCCCGCTGAAACTTTCACGGATGATGGGCAGCCATCCGCCTCGGTTTGCGGTAGGCTGCGAAAGCGACTTTGCGCGGCCAATTTCCCAGCCAAAAATCTTCATCGTTGGCCCCTTTTAGGTGGCGATAAAACCGGCAGTGCGAAGGCTGGCTAGGAGTGCGTTAATCGTGGCTACTTCCGTGCCTTCGGCGGCATCTGGAACAGCAACACCCACCGGCTTGCCCGTTACCTGCGCCCAAGTCGGTTGATAGTTTCCAGCCTTAGCCGTGGTAGCCGTAGTACCGATTGTCAGCGCAGTAGCGCCAGCCGCAACACCTGCCAGCTTCGTCTTTTCAGCATCGGTGTAGGCATTTGTGTTCGCCTCACCTTCGTAAGCGGTCTTGATGACCGATCCGAGCGTAGATAATTCAGCCATTTCTTATGCTCCGTTCAGAACAATCGCTCCGCTATTCGTGACGACAGAACCATCGTTCATCACCAGTAAGGCGGGGTCTATGTCCGTTCCATACGTGACCGGTGCGCCGCTGTTCGTCACAGTTTCACCGTTCACAGTGACGAGAAACGCCGGATCGACTGACCCTCCTCCACCATCACCGATGAATTGAATGAACTCTGTTGCACCGATGAAGCCGATCATTCGTCATCGTCCTGATGATCGTCCGCCTTCCGCTTTGCCTTCCGCTTTGCCTTTGGCTTCGGCGCTGGCTCTTCAACCGGCTTCGGTTCTTCCCGATAGCCCATCTTTTCGAAGATGCGCAGATAGCGGCGATCCGGGGATTTCATCGCTCTGTCGAAATAAGAAAGATGCTTCATGGCAATCTCCATGGAAGAGTAGGCAGGGCGCGTAATGCGCCCCGCCCTATTGGCTTACTGGCCCCACTTAACAGCGGAGAGCACCTGAACAGCGTTTGCACGGCGAGCCATCCAGTTCAGGGTACGTTCGGCGCGGAAGGCCACGCTGTTCGTCTGGAACATGGAAACAAGCTGTGCTGGGGTCGGCGTACCGGAGTTGTGAGCCGGGTTGTCGGCCATTTCCAGCGATGCTTCACGGCTCAGGTCAACTGCCACATCGCCGTCATCAGCGAAGTAGATATCGGAAGCATTGACGAGAACGACATATGCGCCGTCATCAGCCGGATCGGTCGAGCCAGTCACGACAGGAACGTATTCCGAAACGATAACCGGAAGGCCGAACAGAGTGCCGCCATTCATGCTGATCCCTGGGAACTCAGCCTGTCCGAGCGGGTTCTGCATCAGCGACAGGGCCAGAGCCACAGTTGCCGACATGATCCAGACACCGGAGGTCGGAGCGTTGTTCGCAGCAATGAAGGCACCGAACAGCTTCTGAATGTCGGTGCGAACATTGTCAGCGGTGCCGCCCGCCGAAGGAATAGCGGTGACGCCATTCGTGATCGATGCCGGAGACGTACCAGCAACCGCAGCCTTGGCCGGGTTGATGAAGTCCGTATCGAGACGAGCGCGGAGAGCCGCAACGAGCTGGTCACGGATGATCGCTTCAGCCGAAGGCGAGCTATCGCGGAGCACCTCTTCAGTGGCAACAGCGATATTGGCGACCTTGAGCGGTTCCAGCGTCTTGCGCTCGAAGTCGAACTTGGTCAGTGGCTTGGCCTTGCCTTCACCTACCCAATAGCCCTCACCGCCGGAAGTCTGGCCGATCAGCGGGACGCGGAACGGCACACGGCGAAGCGACGGGATACCGTTCGCACCGAAGCGGCCAAGGATGGTCTGGGGGCGAAGATATTCCACGAAGTCAGCGAAGGCCGACGTTTCGTCGCCAACCAAGGGACCGGCCCAGGTTGCATGAGTGGTCGTTGCAGCAGGTACGGCAGCCTTGGCAAAGAAGCCGAAAACGGACGAGGTTTCGCCGTAAAGCTCTTTTGCAACCGTGCGGACGCTCTCGCCGTCGAGCTTGGCGAGTGCCTTCACCTTGGCGATACGAGCGAATGCAATGCCCTTGTCGAGCTTTTCAGCGCGAGGAACCACGACCACACCGGCACGAGCCTGTGCGCCGTCGCTTTCGCGGGCACCCGAAGCCGGAACGGCCTTTTCTGCCGCTGCCTTTTCCAGAGTGCGGAGACGCTTCAGGTGGCTGTCGATAGCGTCATTGTCTGCCTGAAGACCGTCGAACTCTTCCTGCTGTGCAGCATCGAGAGTTTCGCCCTTGTCTGCCGACTTGGACATGATGTCTTCCATGGCCTTGAGGTTTGCCGCTCGCTTGTTTTCGTATGCGGCGATCTGTTCAGCGTAAGTAGCCATTGCTACCTCCATTAATGATTGATTTTGTTGATGGTGAATGGCACCCGCTTCTGGGTCGCCGCCGCCAAGCGAGCCACATGCACCTCTTTGCCCACCTGGGCAGGAGCCTGCTTTTCCTCAGTCGGAAACTCGAATTTCTTGATGTGGGCGATGGCATCAGCATCAAGGCTTTTGCCAACGCTGGAGATCACGGCCTGTTCGTTGGCCGGGATGGTCACGGCTGAAAGCTCGAACACTTCGCTTTCGATGAAGCGAATGCCGCCTTCCTCCATGAAACTGTATTCGATGGGCCGAAAGCCAATGGACACGGCGCGCACCAAGCCAAGCTTGATGCTCTGCCATGCCTCTTCGATCCGATCCCGAAGCGTTCCGGCTTCGGACACGACCGGCAATTCTGCCTCGAAGTTGATGCCTTTCTCGGTCGGCGCATCGAATTTCACGGTGCCAATCGGCTTGTCGTGCTTGTGCTGCCAGAGCAACGGAAGTGGGTTCTGGAACTTGACGCCCATCGGGTCAACAATGTCGCCCACACGATCAACGGCTGGGCTGGTCGCCACGCCTCGAATGATGCGCCTTTCCTCGTTCACCGCTTTGACTTCGATGCACGAATAGGCGCGCCGCGTCATTTCCATGACGGACCTCCATCTTTCAAATTGTCAGTGAAATCAGACGAACATCATCTGATAGGTTTTTGCGCGTTTCACTTCTGGGTTCCGGCTCATCACCGTCACCGCGTCGAATAGCGCCATCACAGGGTCAATCTTTGCATCGCCAGCGTTTTGCTTCGTTGCGCGGATTGCCGTGGCTGTAGGCTCGATTTTCAGGTTACTGACGCACCAAGACATGAGCTTCGACCCGGAATGCTTCAGCGTCCCGTTGGTCAACTTGCGCTCAGCGGTCTTGATGGCATTCATCATCGCGTAGCCCTGTGGCGCGCCGACCAGAAGCCCCTCTTCCTGGGTAACTCCGATCTCGTCCAAGGCTTCGATCATTTCGCCAAGTCCCGCCGGATCGACGGCTACGGCAGCGAGTAAGCCACGCTGTTTGATCTCTGCGATGATCTCCACAATCGCGCTGATATCGTCCAGCTCATCCTCGACAATGGTCAGTTCGCCTGCCTTGGCGAAGTCGCGCAGCCGGTCAGCAATCGTCTTGCGCCGATCAAGGACGCCCTTGTGACACCATGCATGTGTCCAGAGCAGCCAATCCCGTGTGACCTTGTGGCGACCGAGCGCCGCGAAGCCGTACAGATCGTCCAAGCCGCCGCCATCCAGACCCGGCACAATCACATCGCAATGGTCATACAGATATTCCAGCGTGATCTCTGGATTGGCGCGCTTTGCCCAGAAGTCAGCCCCCGGCCACCGATTGGCCCGAAGGTTCATGCCGATCTCGACATTGAGATGTTTGGCAAGGAATGTCTGGATCGTGTCTCCTTCTTCGTCCTGCCCTGACTGGACCTGAAGGAATTTGCGCTCCAGCCATTCACGACGAACCGACCGACCCATATTCGGATTGGTCACATAAAAGTTTTCCGGCTTCAGATAGTCATTGTTCTCGACCATCTTCTTCGGGAACTCGTAGAGCACCGGAAGGCTGCGAGGGTCGTCAATCACGCCATCACGCACATCGCGGAAGTAATCGAGTTTCTGCTTAAACACGCCAGCAGGCGGCATATCGCTTTGCGTGGTCAGATAGATCACAAATCCCTCTGGTCGCGCTATAAGGCCGCCTGTGGCCTCCTGTAGCATTGCTGCGGCATTGTTCTTCTTGCCGAACAGCCAAAGCTCCTCGACCAGAACCATTCCCGACTTCTTACCGGCAGATGTCGCACTGTCAGCGGAAATGACCTTCAACACCGCGTTCGTGACCCTGTGCTTGATCTCCTTGGTGTTCATGTTCACGTGCAGGAGGTCACGCAATACCGGATCGACCGCCACCATGTCAGCGGCGGGTCGGAACGAGTTATCCGCCACTTCCCGCGTCGGTGCGAGAATGGTTAGCTCCTGGCTATGTCGCCAGTTCCGTATCAAGGCCGTGAGCATGATGCCCGCTGCCAAGGTGCTCTTGATGTTCTTTTTACTGATAAGGAGCATAAACTCCTCGATCAGCCGGTGACCGCTTTCCGCGTCATAAGCCCCGAAGATCGCCTTGACGAAATCGAAGACGTACTCTTCACAGGCCTCACCGAATGTCGGTTGACCGGCAACGTCTACGATGCGAAGGGACTTGAATACCTTCAGCGCTGCCTCTGCCTCATCTGGGAACAGCGGCTCGAATGGCACCAGAGACTGGCGCGCAATAATCCGTGCTTCCCAATCTGGGCAAGCGGTAGACCAAACAGGCTTTGCCATGGTCAGTTATTCACAACCAGCTTTGGACCGGCAGGGGGAGCAAATGCGCCTCCGACATTCTCAGCCGCCAGCTTCTGCTCTTCCTTTTTGCCCAGCTTCGGCTTCTTCTCTTCCTTCTCAGGCGAGACTTTCCGCTGTACAGCGTTGGCCGAAACCTGCTCAATCATCTTGTTTTGCGCCTGCACATTCCCGCCCATAGCAGCACGATACCGCGCCATCAGGAGGTCTGCCCGCACTTTTGCGGTTGCGATATCCAGTTCGTAAGAAAAATGCTTACGCAAGGTCGGCTCTGAAACGCCAATAACTTCCGCTATCGCCTCGTTCGTCATGCCACCGGCCTTGAGAACGCGCACTTTCTCGCGGTCTTCGTCCGTTGGCGCAAATTCGGGACGACCGCTGTTTTTGTTACCGGCCATGGCTGAAATTATGCTCCTAAAAAAATAATATGTTCGTGCGGGGGACGCGGGTCTGGCGGCGAGAGGGGTTTCGGACTTTGCCTACCCCCCCTATGCCTTTGATTTTATTGAAACTGGCTCACAAACAACACCACCCCAAGGCCAGCGAGGCACCAAAAGCCGACAACTAAGATGAAGACAATGACTGCTTGCCACCATTGAAGCGGCTTATGAGAAGGATCGATGCTATATCCCATTGCGTCTTTCCATCCTCTGCTTGTCTCGGTCATGGCATGGCTTGCAGAGGGTCTGGAATGGTCCTGCCCAGAATGCTTGCTCATCGCCGTGGTGCTGGTCTACGTGGTCACAGACTAACTGACTGGTGTCTGTCTCTATCTCCCCGCACATCTGACAGGTGAACAGATCACGGGTAAGCACTGACCATCTAAGCTTCTGCCATCTGCTGGTCTTGTACCAACTTCTCCAAGCCTGCGTTCTGTTTCGGTACTGGCTGCGCTCTCTCTCATTCCCTTTGGCGTATCCCAGCCTTGGCTTCATCGTGGATATGAGAGGCTTGAGGGTGCGGAGCTTAGCCACTCACAACACCGATCTTAATACCGTCCGACAGGATCATAAGCTTTGGCGCATCTGGCCCCATGAAGCGTTTCCACTCCTCGGTGATGCGCATAGCCATATCGTGAGGCACATCGCCCTCGGTCATCAAAACGAACTTGTCACCGGGCCGAGCGTCCAATCTCGAAAGGTTGCCGAGGAATTTGATTTGATGTTGTTCCTTCATATCAACACGCTCGCCTGATCTGATATCTCTTTCGATCACCTTGGCTGCGGCGCTCTGTGGCGGCATGGACATCAGAGACAGGGTGTTGTTCTTTTCGCGCCTAGCGATTGCAGCGCAACGTTCGCGCTCCGCAAGGATAGCCCTGGCGATGGCCTCATATGCATCTGTTGCATACGTCCCATCAGGGAACTGATACGCGCCATCCAGCAATTTCGTTGCCAGCGCCATTATGTCGGCGGGTATGTCAGTCATCTCTACCCCTTCGCCTTAAGCTCTGCTGCTACTGCTGCCTCGGTCTGGTGATCCAGGTATGCGTCTAGGCTTGCATGCATCTGGTCTCGGATTTCATCGGCTATATCCATGTTGCCGCGCATGACTGCTGCGAGATGGAGATGCCTTGATCCTACGATGTCCTGCCATGTGGCTTGCATGAACTGGATGGGCTTGGGCATTACACGGTGAACCTCACCTCTTTGGACTGCATATCCATTTCTATGCCATTCCGTGTCCGAATGGTCCCGGCTGTGACCGAGCCGATATTGGCCTGATTGATCCAGAGCTTGCCGTCTTGGAAAATAAGCGGCTTGGTGATCTCCGGGTTGAGGACCATCTCCGGCCCGGCTTCACCAGTTACGATGTTCTTTACGTTCTCCGGCCTTGGCAGCGCCATTGCAGGAACGGCAGCAGCTACAGGAGCGAGGCCGAGGAATTTGAGAAATGCGCGTCGTTTCATGACAGGGCCTTTCCTGTGCACATGATTGTTGGCCGGAGAAGCGGGCTCACCACCGGATCTGCGAACATCTGTAAATCCTCGCCACGAACATTGGTAAATCGCTGATCGAACCACTGGTTTGGCTTCATTGGGTATGGGCGGTCACTGATCGATACATTAGGGGCAGTGACCTTCACCTCGCCAAGCTTCTCGCGGATTTTCTCCCACTGTGCAGCCGTAGGCGCGCCACTGGTGAATGCTTCGCTGTACCCTTCAAGCCATGCTTTGAATTCGTTGAGCGTCATAGTTGGTCACCTTAAAGAAAAAGGAATGATCCGTTTGGCTCGCACTTGAATTTGCCCTTTCCTGTCGGGACAAACTTCACGCTGTGCCGATAGGCGTAGATGACAAACAGGACGGCTGCTACTTTGAACATGTTCCGGCCCTCCAAACAAAAACCCCGCACTAGGCGGGGCTGAAAAGCATTATGCAGTTTTTGCATATTGGTCAGAACGGGCGCAGCATTAAAGTAGTGACGGTCGCTGGCTTCTGCGCTTCCTCTTCTATCCGTCAAACTGCCGTTCTGATTATTTCCCGCACATAGCCGGGCCACTTGTCTGTGATCGGTGTCGCAGTGCTGCTGCTATCCCGGAACAGCACCGATCACCATGTGCGGTATAAGCTGCGATCCCCTAATGGCAGTCTCACCCTCAGAAGGACGGGCATTTAACACGCTGGCTTCGGTGAGACACCCGCCAACCCATAGCACCTAGATCGCATCTTGTGTGCGCCGAGCGCCAAATCTCTCGGTAACTCTACACCCTTGCGGGGAGGACGGCCTTGGCATTCACCGCGTCTCGCACATTCCGTTGAGGCGTTGCCTCTATCCGTAAACCTTCGACCAGTCACGCTGTAGGCGCTGCCAGTCGTCAGCCATATTCTCCGAAATGGTCTTCTGCTTCCACCACTTCCGAGGATTGCCGCACATGAAGCACGAGCAGCATTTCAGATGATCGGCGTTACGCGCCTTCTCATCACGCGGGTAAACCCGCTTGGCTTTCGCCTTCATGCGCAGCTTGTCAGCGATGCGTCTTGCTCTCTTGGCGATCATGGTTTTCACCGTAACTGGCGCTGTGGGAGGATTTACACCTCCCGGCAACCGGTTGGACAATCGGTCTCCTGCTACTTGCACCCGCTTATTCTTATCCGAACCTACCGTAGTCAGTTTCACCGTTTGGACCGATAGGGCGCTTCATAAAATGAGTGATTTTCCAATCGGGCGAAGGATAATCGGAGCTGCTTCCATCGGCAGGTGCATCAAACTCTCCGGTATCCATCATCCAGCGATTGTCTTCAAACCATGCATCGGCTACCCGATCCCCATATCCATGCTCGATGTTCACGCGCCATAGATCGACGGGGCTACCATCTGTGGGTGCTTCGCTTATGTCTTTCCAACCACTCATCACAGTTTCCATCGAATTAAGCCGCCGCCATGAACTGCTTCCGAAGCCTCGCTTTCAAGCGATTGCTCTTCGTCGTTTCATCTTCCCATTTGAAGATTTGTTCACGCTTGGCAGCTTCAGTCTCAGCATCTCGCTCAAATCTGACCATCTCTTTCGATGGCGGCGCGTCTACTGCGACTGTATCAGGAATATGCTCGAATTCGGGTCCAATTGGCAACACCCAAGAATGGCCACTTTCTGCATTGGGCGAGCCACCCCGCATAACCTGCTGGTTTATAATGGCAATTGCCCGATCTTTCCGCCTTCTGCCTGTCTCTTCGTGAATGCCTTCCAGTCGGCACCACTTGGCGAATGATGCCTTCTCAATGCGGACCTTGCCAGCCCTATTCTTAACCTGCACGAATAGGCATCCGGCCTTTGCTCGCGACCATGCCCAGAGACAGCGGCGGTTCTCAGGAGACGCGGACAGGACAATCAGGCTCATCGCCAGTTCCCAATCGGAAACGTCCTTATGGCTGATTTCGTCGCTTTCCCAGAAAGCCATCCACCAATCCTTGAATGGCCCTTCGTCATCCTTGTGCAGCTTTGAAGCCGTACCGATGCGTATCTTCTTGCCCTGACGCTGGAGAACGATTTCCCTATCCGCCTTATGAGACCATCCGCGCTGTTCATCCTCGGTAAGTGGCGACATACCGGGCAGCCGTTGCCCTCTCAGCTTCTTCGGCTTGGCGTCATTCGGCAACTTCTGATCGATTGCGGCAGCGCGAATGAACAGATCGATGATATCCAACTCGGTCATTCCGGCACCTCCTCAAGCGCTGCGTCGATCATGCATTGGTAAAAACGCAGATGCTCAGCGCTATCCTCGTCTTCCAAATCTGGGTACGGATATCCACTCCAGCCCTTCCACATCTCATTCGTCGGTTCACGGATGGCTTGGAGGACGTTCCTCGCTACAACAGAATAATCCCGACCGTCTCCAGCATCATCAGCAATCACCTGCGCAATGCGTTCAATCATTGTCTGCTGTTTCATGCTGCCATCCTTTTCTCGTCAAACAGATCGCCTTGCGCGGCATTCGGTCCAAACCTTCTCACCACACGCTCGAAGAGCATTCCGACTAGGGCAAATCGCTGATGGGGAAGTTGTCTCGCAATATACTGTAATTGGGCGACCGGTGCAGCATCGAAGCATTCCAGCCATTCTATCGGGCGGTTCTCCACGATGGAGTTGCACACCGTGACCAGATCACTAACAGCCCAGAGCAGATACTTGTCGATATAGCCTTGATTGTTCTCGGTCTCTGCAACAGTCGATAGGACCATCCGAAAATGATCCTCCCCTTTTGCTTGCAGTATCCGGCTCATTGTCACAACCGCCCTCGTCTCCCTGATGCCAGGATATGAGCGACCGTCAACGATGGTTATGCCATACTCTGCACACAGATCAGGAATGCGAGGGTCAACTGTCATATCGCCTCCCTGTCTCGATCTTGCCTAATGAGGGTATCGATTAGGCCGATTGCGACCATTTTTGTTTCATCGTCTAACTCGTAACCAGTTGGATACCGCATGAAGCTAACTGTCTTGTCATGGTTTTGAAGCGCGGCAGCACTCCGAAGCAACCAGTCGAGACGCTCACTGTCGGTTAGTTCTGGCAATTCATTGATGCCCTTCCTCATGGTTTTGACCAGACGGTTCGAATACCAAGCTGCTTTTTCCAAGTCCTCGGTTGATTTGCCCTTGTGACGCTCGCGCCAGATGTATTTGAGGGCATTGCCTTTGCAGAACCCGCGAAACTCGGCTGGAGTGACGGGAATAGCTTCTCTGCCTCTGTGCGGGCCGCTGACGCTGTTTCACCGCAACGCAGGTATTCGGTGTTCATGTATGCCAGAAGGTGTTTCAGGGCCTCCTCTGTGGCTTCTAGCTTGGTTGGCAAGACCTTGGGCTTGTCACCCTCGCCCATTACAGGTTTCGGCTTTCCGTCGCGAGCGAAGCGGAGCATTGCCCACCAACCGCCCGGTACTTCTCTGACATACGCGCTGAAGTGGTTCATTGCAGGAACCCTTCGAAAGCTGCTGGCATCTCTGGAGTGCCTGACTTGAACAGTGTGAACTCAGCTTCGAACTCGATTTCTGCGGATTGCCCCGGCTCACCACGTCGCCGCTTGTGGTTGATGATCCACGCCCTGCCCTTGCTTCCTTCATATCTGCGCACAAGGTCGTCGCGCTTTTCCTGCCGGTATTCCTGCGGGATCAGTTCCTTGTAGAGCGGTTCGGGCCGGTACAGGGAGAACCACACATCCAGGTTCTGCTTCACGCCGCCGCCGCCGTAGGCGTCACCCATCATTGGCCGTAGGCTGCCGCCGGTCTTCCAACGTGCCTTCCATTCGTCATTGCGCTGGATCAGGATAACGATTGCCACATCAAGGCTCTTCGCTATGGCTTTCAGGCCCCGATAGAGTGCATTGACGCGCTCTGCGAATATCTCGCCTGCCTTGCCGGGTAGCTGGATCATTTTTGCGTGGTCGATGAATACCAGATCAAGCCCGACTGATTTCTTCATCGCTTCCATTTTGATGCGGATGTCAGACAGGCTGCATTCAGCGAACGAAACGATGTCGAATGGGATATTCGTTGATTTCATCATCTCGCCTTCGATCCGTTCTTTCTCGGTCGTGTTCAGTGCGAAGGCGTCCAAACGGTCGAGGCTAATCCGGCTCGCCTGTGCTGCCGCCTGCAAAGCCGCTTCTTCGTCAGTGATTTCGATAGAGAAGAATGCGGTGCGATATCCAGCGAGGGCAGCATGACGGCACTGCGTAAGGGAAAAGGAAGTCTTACCGCCGCCGCTATCAGACATGAACCCGATAAGGTTGCCGTGTCGAATGTCACCCACTGCTTGGGTAATCTCTGGCAGGAACCACGGGATGAGCTTGTTTCCGTTCAGGCTGTCCTTGGCTACTCGGTCGATAGCCTTGGGCAATAGGACGCCGTACTTCATCGAACCGGCGCGCTCGTTACCTTCCTGCGCAATTTCGGTCAGCCGATCCGATGCCATGCCGATGAGCTTTTCCGGCGTCATATCGACCGGCATGTTCACGCTCATGTCGCGCAGGTCATATGCGAGATTGACAAGCTCCTGCCGGGACCATCGTTCAAGGATCACGCGGGCATTGTCGTAGGCGTGGAACGAACCAACCGCTTCAAGCGAAAGGCGCATCAGGTATTCTTTCAGCGTCAGTTCACCGATCTTTGCATTCTCAGGCAGGTACTGCTTCATAGTGACGGGGTTCGCCGCCCTGCCCTCGGCAATCATCTTCCCGGCCACTTCATAAACTTCCCGGTGAAGTGGCTCGCTGAAATGCTTCGGCTGCAATATACCAGCAACACGCCAGTACGATGCGTTGTCAATCATGATTGCACCAAGCAGCGCCTGCTCTGCTTCGATGGATGTTGGCGGCTCTGGCCTGATTTCTCGTTCGTGGTAGCTCATGCCGCCCTCATCTGAAGCATCTTGTATTGCTGGGAAGCTGTGGCAGCGAAGGCAATCCCGACCGCTTCGGCGGCATCATGCTTCTTCACCGGGATTTTCAGCATCTGGCAGCGCTCCATAGCGGCCTTCTTCCAGTCGTTGGTTTCGAAGCCCGCCTTACGGCCATAGCCAAGGAACTGTGAGCGCCACGTAGCTGAAGGAATGGTCAGCCACGGTATGCGGTAGGCCGAAATGATCGCCACGGCGGCACCAGACAGGCTGGAGAGTTGCAAGGCGTTGGGGTTGATCGTGGTCTCGTCCTTCTCGCCCGCCATGTCATGCTTCTTCTTTTTGAAGGTGACGACGTTGCGCATTGGCTGCTCTATAGCCACGAAGTCAGGACGTTCCGCCTTCAGCATAGCTACCAGTTGGAGACCGATAGACGATGCCTTCTCTTCGGCATTCTCGCCTGTCGCCGTGATTATCCCGGTGCGGATCGTGCTCATTGGCGCGCTTGGATCGTACCAAGCAAATCCTGTGGTCGTTGCGATGTCTAAACCCAAAACGATCATAGCAAAGGCTCCTGCTTCGGCTGGGCAACTGGCGCGGCTTGCACGAACATATCGGGCTGTGCGTAAGCCTTACGGATGCGCTCACAGGCGATCTCGAAATATGGTTCGTGTTGTTCTATGCCGACGAATGAGCGAGCAGCCTTGACGCAGGCAACGCCGGTTGTACCGCTACCCATGAAGGGGTCCAGAACGGTTTCACTGTTGTCGGAGAAGCGATCGACAAAGGACTGAAACATGGCGACTGGTTTGCCGGTTGGGTGAGCGCCGTCAGTGACCAACGAGCCAATCCAATTGCCGTGAGAGCCGCCACCATTCCACGCCTTCTTTCCTCTAGCTGGGTTGTGGAGGTAAATTATTCCTTCCCAACCCTGAGCGGGTCTGTCAGCGCTAATCTGTGGCATTGGGTTTGTTTTCACCCAGACGCCAAACCTCACGAAATCCCAACCTTCTGGCGGTTCCTGTTCGAACGACACAATGTGTCTCCACTCCATCGTAGAGACGAACCAACGCGGAGAAAGCTTGGCGCAGTCGGAAATAAGAGACTTCAACGTTGCAGCATCGATTGCAGCGAAATTGATAGCCTTCTTGCCGGATCCGCCATTACGATTGCTCTTCGCATTATCGTGGGTCTGTTCGCCATACGGTGGGTCAGTAATCACCGCATCCACTTCTCCAAGCGTCGGCATGATTTCCATGCAATCACCCAGATACAGAGTGCAGTCGCCAATCACTTCCTTGCGGCGGTATGGCAGGCGATCAGGCCAATGCGTGTCGCCGCGCTCGCGCTTTGCCTCTACAGCGAGGTCGTAGCACTTCTTTGCGTCATCGGATGGGTTGTAATCAGCCATTCAATACCTCCCCATTACGCAGGCCACCGGGGCGAAAATCCAAGCCAGTGCCAGAAGCACACAGCCGGTGATGATGAGGGCGTTTCCCATGCGTTGGCTCATGCTGCCCTCGCGCTGTTATCCAAGGACTGGACCGGATAGGAATTGATGCCGACCTTGCTGGATACGCTCTGACGTCCTTCGGCTGCCGCAGTCCGGTCGGTCACGCCCATTTTGCGGGCAGTGTGAAGAACCGTGGTATGGTCACGACCGCCGAATAAACGGCCAATGGTCGGAAGGCTCAGGTCCGTGCGGATCGCTACACAGTCGGCCATTGCACGATGACGGAACGGAACAAGGTCCTTGGTGCGGCGCTTACCGATGATGTCCTCATAGGTAAATTCAGTACCGGCAATGACCCGTTCAATAATGTCACGAACGGTTGGCTTGCTGTTCAGGACAATCGTTTCACCCGATGTGCTGATTAATGGCTTCGGAGGCTCATTGTTGCGAACGGTTATGGCCTTGAACGCAGCCGTGACCTTTTCGGCCTTGGTTTCTTTCTCGATCAGCTTCCGAAGCTGCTCTTCTTTCCTACGCTTCGCCCAGACCTTTTTGACGAATGACGGGTTCATTCCGATAGGAACCCATTGCTGTTCGACGCCGGGTAGAACGAAACCAGCAGGAGACAGGATACCGCTTTCGCGGCATGCTTCTTTCAATTCGTCATCGGCAAGGATGATCTTTCTTAAATGGGCAACCCTGATCTGCATCAGTTTTGCCAGTTCGTTCACACCGGAGACTTCCTCGATATGACGCAACAGTTTGCGACGGCTGCCGGGTGTGAGGGTGAGTTCTGACATTACGCAGCCCTCCCCATGTACCGAGCGGCTTCTTGCACTGACTGGTGATCGCTGAAAGTCGTTCCATCCAGAACTGATAGAACCCGTCGGAGATGATAATCGGCGTCATATGCCGGTCGAAGTTCAATGCATCTGGCGAGGCTTGGGCGGACATTGATTAGACCTCTATCGCGTAGGCCATAAACAATCCGGTGCACACCTGACTTGGAATGCAAGCCAATCGCCTCCTGGATTTCCTCATACGAAGGGCCGTAGCCCTTCTCATCGATGAATGAACGGATGAAGTCGTATGCCTGTTTCTGGCGTGGGGTCATGGAGAGCATTACCGCAACTCCTCTTTTTTTGAGAACCTCTGCTCGAAAGAAGCCAAGCAGTGGTCGGCCCAAGCATCCGCAGTAGTTTTACTGGTCGAGTTGCTCGCCGTGGCGACTGCTAGCCAAGCCGACAGCCAGACTTGTTCCCTACTAGGGCTTTCGCTTTCTCGAAGGCTCATCACGCGGCCTCCTCGTCAGGGAAGTCGGGGTCGGTGGTTTCTTCCTCTGCCTCGGAATTGATCTTTTCCATCGCGTTCTTGAGGTTGTCGCGCATGATCGCCTGACCACGATGCCACCCGCGAAGCCACGCCTGATCCTCATCAGAACCCTTGTCATAGCTGCTTTCCGGGTCTTTACCGGCCAAACCGGCAAGCTCGCCCTCGCCTTCGATGCGCTCAATGGCTGGCGCACGGTCACGGAGTAGATCGGACTGGAAACCCGGTGTTAGGTTCAACCACGAAAGTACCTCGCCGTGGGCAAGGAAGCGATCAGTCACGGTAGCCTTGTCGTCGGCGTTGATCGCCTTGATGGCATAGTCCAGATCGCCCAAGACGATACCGTCAGCCTGCGCCAGCTTGCCATCAGCCTTTTTGGCCACATTGATTTGGGCAAGCTGTCCATTGTGTCCCGTGCGCTTCCGCAAATGATGGAAGAAAAGCGCTTTGCGTTCATTCTCGGTAAGCTGCGAATTATGGCCTGCGTTCATTTCACTTCTCCCGGTGCTGGAATGTTGAACTCTTCTTCAAGGGTCGGGTAATCGGCCAACTCCGGGCAGACACGATCCGCTAGGTGATCGGCCTTATCTCGAAGCGTAACGGCGAGACGCATTCGTCTCCGCAGCGATAGCCACCTGAGCAATGCGAGCGGTTTTGGCTTTGAACGCCTTCGTGCGCTTGCCTTCCTCTTGGAGTTCAGCGCGAAGCCGAGCAGAACCCTCTCCCATGTCCGTCTGGACAGGCTCGTCATAAGTTTCATGGTCTTCTCGCAGGGTTAGGCGCACCGCCTTGTAATGGTCGGCGGCGGCATCGTTTCGCTGGCACAAGTCGTCATAGGCCAGCATCAGCTTGAGCAGCGTGTCGCCGCTCACGTCAGTCATATTCCGCCACCGCTGCCAGATGCGCTTCGCCATGCTCGGCTCAATGCCAGCCTTAATCGCAACGCGGTCCCTTGCTGCCGTCCAAGTGTCGGTCGGTCCTCGGTGATTGGCCTGCATAAGCTTCTCAAGCCAGAACCCGGCCCGTTCGTTTGTTGCCATACCGTGGGTATCTGCAAGCGCGCGCATTACTGAAACGCTCCATTTACTGGTGTCAGATTTGACATGCTTGGTGTCGATTTCGACACGTCTGGTGTCAGACATGGACATGGGTCTCCTGCTACATAATTGGACGTAGCAGGCGACGTTCCGTTGTCTGGTTGATAGAGGAACTGAAGTGATGAAGATGAAACAGACGACAAATAAGGCTTGGAAAACCGATACTGGCGTTCAGTTGCATCTCTGGACTTGGCCTGAAAACTCACCACGAAAGCCGAAGGGGAACAGCTTGGCGGCACGCGATCCTTTCGATCCTTTCCGGTGATGTTCATAGGTCTTGTCCTTTGTGAAATGGGTTGCCCGGAGACCCGTCAGGGAGATCAAATCTCCGGGCTTATTACCTACCGAGTAACAGGCGGGGGCGAGGTGTCCCCAGCAGGCAATGGGTTAAGCTGCTTCAAGGCTTTGGAAATACTCAGTGCAGGTTTCCGCATAAGCTTCTCCAAGGTGGCGACCTACTAGCGCTCGCTTGCAGCGCGATATTTCGTTAGTGAGTTCTTCGTTCGTCTTAATCCGAGCACTCAACTTGCCGGTGCGAAGTTCAATAACTGACGTAAATTCCATGTCAGTAGCGCCGTTCTTGGCGACATAGACATTTCCACGGCCTTTCCGGCCAACGACAATGAGGTCTCCGAAAGTGCGCCAAAGGGTTTCGATTTCATTTGCGCCGCGAACCAATGACACTTTAGCCATCTGGTTAAGCTGTTCGGATGCATACCGACGTGCACCGCGTGGCGTGTGCAATTCAATCATATCCTTGTCCAAAGACTTACCTTCGGACTGGAATTTAGCTTTCAGTGCATCGATAACACTGACGGCAACCTCAATAGTCATCTGCTTGGAAGCAGAGCCAAGAACATTCTTATTCTTCTTATTAGAGAAGTCGCAGATTGATAGAACTTCTTTGCGGAAATCGGCGCGGAAGTCTTTCACACTCACAATGCGATTAGCCATTGTGTATTTCCTTTACTGCTTCAAGTTGGGAAAACGCCACGTCGATCATCGCCATGTATTCTTCGAGATGTTCCTTGGAACGATCCTTAGCTATGTAGCTGTAGATGGCGGATGGCTTTGCACTCATGCTCGCGATGGATCGAACACAACCAAAGAAAGCTATGGCCTTGTCGATATCCGATGCCGTGGCGTTGAAATCGGCACCCGCGTACTCATCCGTTTCAGCGTCGATTGCTGCCTTCTCTTCGTCGGTCAGATCACGTGCGAACGGAACTATCTGGGCTGTGTCGCCCTGAATTACTGGGATGGGCTTTGGCCTTCGAAGGTCAGCAATCTCGCCTTTGAGGCGATTAACCTCTTCTCGGTATCCAGCCTCGACTTCACTCACTGCCTTACTTACAGCAATAGATATGCGATCATTCAGCTCAGTTTCGGCGCTGGAAGCCTTCCTCTCCGCTTCCTCTGCATCCTTCACTGCGAGCGCTTTACCCTTCTCCAGAGCGTCTATTTGAAGTTGGAGCTTGTGGATTTCAGCAGCGTTGTCGATGTCCTTGCTGTCAGACTGCTTTTGCAGTTCCGACATCTTGGTTTTCAGCGAAGCGAGTTCTTCCGCAGCCTTAGCTTCCGCCTTGAGCCGCTTCACATCGGCGGCAGTGACCTTTTGTCCGTCAACGATAAGTTCTTCGACGTATTCACGGACAGCTTGTGGCGTCGAGGGTGCAGCGAGTTCATACAGAGCAGATACTGGCAAATCGAAATCAAGTTTCGGTTTGTCTCCGTAAACTTCACATACGCGCATCATTTTGCGTGCAGTTACTTCACTCATCCCGAATTCAGCTTCGATCCACGGAAGGAACATGCCGTGCGGGAGGCGCTCTTTCTGACGCTTGAGAGCTGTGCCGACTGCGATAATGCTTTCGGCGGCGGACTTCATATGAGCCTTGATGATCGCCGCATCTTCTTTCGCGGCCACTTCATCTTCACGGCTCAGAACCGAGTAGGAAAACAGATCAACAGTTGCCGGTGTGAAGTCTTCAATATCTGTCTGCAATGGCATGATGTTCACGCTGCATCCTCCGCTGGCTTTTCAGCAAGAAGCCGCTCAAGCAGCTTGGCTACCGTCTGGCTCATATGTCCGCCCCGCTCCATCCGCGAGACGGTTGCTTGGTCAACGCCTAGTTCTTCAGCGAGCCGTTCCTGGCTCCACTTGCGGGCGGTTCGTAGGTCGGAAATGGTCTTGCTCGTAATCATGCATAATCTATGCGCTGCGCATAGATGAATGTCAATGCCCCCTGCATAGAAAATTATGCAAAAAAGCAAATCATGATGGAAAATATTGCCGATCGTCTCAGAAAAGCCCGCAAGGACGCCGGATTTCGATCCGCTGCGGAAGCTGCGAATGCGTTAAATGTACCGTACCCGACTTATGCCGGGCATGAAAACGGTAGTCGTGGCGTAACAACTGAAGCACTGGAAGTGTACGCTAGACGCTTCAAGGTCTCCGCTGATTGGCTGCTTACTGGTAAGACGAGCGTGGTTCCGTCGGTGGCCATATCAACGCAACCGCGCCCGAAAGTCGTTTTGCCACCGGAAAAGCCAAACGCCACCATTGGCGAAAAAGTAACCGGTGCTGGCGTAATGGTTCCTGTCTATGGTCAGGCAGTTGGCGGGATCGACGGGCAGTTTCTGATGAACGGTACTATTCTGTATGAGGTGATGGCACCGCCGCAAATCGCGGCAATCTCTGGCGCGTATGGCGTTCAGATATCCGGTGACAGCATGTTTCCGCGCTATGAGGATGGCGAAGTTGCCTTTGTCGATCCGCGCCGCCGGGTCAAGAAGGGTGATTATGTCGTCGCCCAAATCCAGTTTGATGAGCACGAACCGCCACACGCCTATGTAAAGCGCTTCGTCCGCCATAACGCCGAAGAGCTTGTCCTATCACAGTTCAACCCGCCGAAAGAACTGACTTTCGATCACGACCAGGTTGTTTCTGTGCATTTTATCGCGCTGGCTGGCGTGGCGTAGACATACGGGGCAGATGATGGGGGATGAATTTACTCTAGCGGAGAGAGCTTCAGTATTTCTGGCTTATGCATGGGGTGCACTTGCGCAGATACCAGGCTGGATACCTATGGCTACATCGCTAGCATCGTTATGTATTTCTTACGCAGCATTCAGGAGGGGTGCACCGCCGATTTGGCCGAGGATTTGGCTTCAGCAGAAGTCGGCGGGCGATGCCGGGTTTACATTTATTCTTCACGTTGAAAACGACACAGACTATCCAATTGTGTTAGACAGTATACGTTCAAAGGATAGATCTCGAAAGATAGCTGTCGTTGACATGTCTGCATGGCTGTCGCTTGGTGATTATGGATGGTCTAACTTACTTGAAATAGGCTCAGAGGTGGCCCCGCGCAAATCGTTGGATATCTCAATCGTCCTCCGATATTCTGATACTAAAGCCATGAGTGTACCTGTCATGCTCTGCTCTATCAAAGCCATACGTCGAACCATCAAGTGCAAGACAATTCCAGTGGCAAACATAGCTCCGATCGCTAAACCTAAGCAAATCTGAATAAAGTTTTCAGCTATTGACATCACTTACTCCTAAGCCGCTTTGGGCTGGTTTCGCGTTTTTCCTCAACGCATACTGTCTTACGTTTCAGTTCTTATCTCTGATTTCTTGTTCTGAAGGTTGGTGAGGGAAGGGTTCCAGCTAAAGACCCCCCTACCCCCAGAAAGACAAAAGCCTTCCCAGAGGTGGGGGATCGTTTAGCATGTCCTGAAGGCCGGAGCCGGGAATGGGACACACGCTAGAGCGCCTCTCGGCCACCCGTCCTCTGTTTCTGACAGCACCGTAGGACTTACGACCCCCGCGCTTGCAGCTTCATCAGCAAGGGAATTGCACCCTCGTCGCTGCTTCGATTTCCCTATCCTTAATCCCACCTATGCATAGACGTCAAACTTTTTTATGCTTTGCGCATAGATTTGTGTTGACTTGATCCTATGCGCAGTGCATAGATAGGTCATCAAAGCGGTTCACGAAGAAGCCAACGCGCCGATCTGTCCCGCGAGAAACCTCCGAGTTGGGAGACACCCGAAATGAACACCTACACCATTTTTCACGGTTCGATCGCTTGGGACGAATGCCGCGCAGACAGCGCCCCTCAAGCCCTCGTCATCGCTAAGGCCCGTTACCCGGAATGGAACGGCGTATGGGTCCGCAATACGCGGCCAACGTTGCAGGATCGCCCTGCCGCCTAAGCCTTCCGGTTTCCGCCCGGAAGGGCGGTTTCCCACCGATTACCGAGGAAACCACGATGTCCACGAAAGCCGAAATCGAAGCCATTCTGAAGAACGAGATAGCTCGTTTAGAGGCTCTGGTTTGCCGGGTTCAGAACATGCCTCCCCTCGGTTGCCTGACACTGTTGGATCAAGGCGAAAGCGGGAAAGAGATATTCCGCATCCTCGGTCAGCTTCTTGAGATCAACACGGATAGCGAACTGCGCGTGATGGACATTCACGCTGGCTACGGCGACCTGCCGGGACCGGATTATTTGCAAAGGTCCAATTACCGAACCAAGCGCGTTGAAGATGTCCTCGACCTCACCGACGAGGCGACAACGCGGATTAACGAGCACGTCAATTGGAGGGCGGCTTAATGTTCTCTGCACTGATGATTTCCACGGCACTGTCCGTCGTACCAGCCACCAGACAGCACGATCCACATGTCGGATTTGTCCTGATTGAAAACCGGGTAGTCGAGCAGATCGGGCCATTCTGGGACCGTGAGGATTGTGAGTTCGTTGGCAAGGGCATCGTGAACCACGCCTTTGAATTGATCTTCCGGCCCTACCAGACCGGGCCTGATGAAGCTCTTCGGTTGATGACCACGGAAGTTGTGTGCCAGCGGAGGGTGAAATGACTGAGACGAAGTACACTCCGGGGCCGTGGGCTGTTGAGGAAATGCCAAGTGGACGCGTGACTGTCACGGCAGGCCAGTTCTTCATCTGTGGTGATGAAAATAGCTATGGCGTGATTGATGCCAACGCCCACCTGATCGCCGCAGCGCCAGAGCTTTACGAGGCTCTAGAGACAGCGATTGAGGAAATCAAACATCTTCGAAAACTCGCTGGGGATAACGGTGCCATGATTGATGACACTGATTTCATTGAAGGCATTGCCGCCCTCGCCAAAGCGCGAGGTGAAGCATGACCCTTCTCATCGCCCTGATGGCCAATGGAATTTACGAGCACGAAGTGGGCAGACAATTCATCGAGACCGGCTGGATCGTCGTTCTCTGGGTTTGCCACCTGATGGTGAGGTCAAAATCATGACCCTCTCCCCATTCGATCACCTAATCACCATGGCACTGATCGTCGCTTTTATCGCGCTGTGCCAGAGCAAGAGGACGAGGCCGTGAAAGACCTTATCGAAGACGCTCTTAGCTTCATCGCCGTTTCAACCTTCATCGCAACGTTTGCAGTATGGGCCGGGTATCTGGCCGAGAAAGTGTGAGGCTGGGTATGGATAGCGATATAATTTCATTGCTCGGTCTGCTGGAGGCGTTCTGGCGTCCGATTTCCGAGGCCGACAAGTCGATCACTTTCGAAGAGACTTTCGATCTTGGCGACGACAAGTCGATGATGCTCCGCAATTCGGATCACTATTGGGTGCGAGATGCAGACGGTCGCGTTTACGAGGCCACTTGGTCGGATCATAAGGCGGGATACTGGTGGGACTTGGAAGGCGAAAGCCCGGTCGATCCTGTTGAATATATGCCGCATCCGTTGAGCGTACTCTACGGAGAAGAGCCAAAATGACCGCCCTCCTCCAAGTAAGCGGCTATGTGCGCCGCCAGTCAGTCAAGGGCGATGAGAAGCGCCCACGGTTTACCCAGCCAGTTATCGACACAGCCGCCAAGCTTTGGGCAGCGATAGACGCTGAATACGTCCGCGCTCTTGAAGTCGGGCTGGCAGATTTTTCGGGAGAGTGATGTGTCAGAAGTCAGAATAACGCTACGCCTACCCGACGATGTTAGAGACCAGATTGCCGCCGCCGCAATCGAGAATGGTCGCAGCATGAACGCTGAGATTATCGCCAGAATAGCCAACTTCACGCCAGAGAAGACATTGCGCGATGGGTTCGCATCACAGGCCCTTGATATCGTGTTCAGCAAGAATGAGGTCGCCACTCTCATACTAGATGATGGCATGAAAAAAGGCATGAAGAACGCCGAGGATGTGTTTGCCGGATGGGCTTACACGATGGCTGATGCCATGATCGCGGCCCGTGGAGGCAACGATGCCTAGGTGCGACATCTGCAATGAGCATTCGGCTTACGTCAACGAAGTCCGAGAAATCTACCGGACTGACGATATCCGCGATATCTGCTCCGACTGCGAAAAGATCGTCAACAAGCAGCTTCGCAAAATCCAGACCGCGCACGGGAGTGCACAACAGTCCTTGCTCAAGCGGTTTATGCGGGTTTTGAAGCGTGGAGGTGATCGTGACTGACACCTTGCAGCATCAAGATGGAATTTGGTTCGGCCTTTCCGACACCGATTATCATGCTGATCCGGCTTTAGGATCAACCGGCCTGAAGAAGCTTATCGGTAACGCACCGGATTTCTGGTGGGATAGCCCGATGAACCCGGCACGTGACGATGATGACGACACACCGGCAAAGATATTCGGTCGCCAGCTTCATATGTGCGTTCTCGAAGGCGTGGAGAAGTTCAAGGATAACCACGCCGCATATGTGAACCCAGGGAACATTAAGGCCGGGAAAGATGAAATCGCCGCGATTATCGCCGCCGGTAAAGTGCCAGTGAAGTTCAAGGACTATTCGAAAATCCTTGCTGCATCGGCATTCATCAAGGCGAACAGGACGCTGGCACGAGCATTTGAAGGCGGACAGCCGGAAGTGTCGGTTTTCTGGACGGTAAACGGGCTGCGCTTCAAGGCTCGCTTCGATTACCTCCAGATCAATTCGATTGTCGATCTCAAGTCCATCGAGAACCGAAGCGATAAAGAGTTCAAGCAAGCCTGTCGCGATGCAATGGCGAGCTATGACTACATCGTATCAGCCGGTCACTATTCGGACGGTCGCCGCCAGATGAAGGGCCTATTCCGCGCCGGTAAGGTTTTCGGTCTGCCGAAAGGTCAAGAAGACTGGCTGTCCAAGGTAGTCAGCAACCCGGTTTTCGCCTTTGTATTCGTGTTCTGGCAGAAAAAGGGCGCTCCGATATCCCACGGTATCATGCTGTCACCGGGGAACCCTCTGTTTGATCGCGCATCAGAACGCATAGCGCAAGCCATTGAGAACTATCGCCGCTTCATGGGCGAGTTCGGTACAGACACGGCATGGGTTCCATCCACACCACTTGAAGAACTCAACGATACCGACATGCCCGTTTGGTATCAGCAGAAGCTTATCGGAGCGTGAAATGAACGATATTTCAACACAACAGGTCGCCAAGCGAGATCGTATCGACGTGCTTGACGCGGTGCCGCTTCTGGATACTGGCAGATTTGAACACATGCAGCGGGTTGCTACCGTTATGGCGCGTTCCACTCTGATGCCAGAAAGCCTCTACATGACGGGCAAGAAGGACGAAAAGGAAATGCTGCCTTACGAGCAAATCCTGTCCAACTGCTTTTTGGTAGTGAACCAGGCTGTTAGATGGGGTCTGGACCCGTTCGCAGTTGCACAGTGCGTTTCCGTTGTCCATGGCAAGCTTTGCTACGAAGGCAAGCTGGTGTCCGCAGTCTTGCAAGCCAAGATGGGAATGAGCCTGCATCACCATTTCGACGGGGAAGGCGATGCCATGCGCGTCTATCTCAGTGACAAGCCGTTGACAGAGAAGATTATTCCCGAACTTCGCCCCGGCTATCGTCGTCAGGATATGCGGTTACTCGATGGTTCTGTGGCCGAATGGAAAACCACTGGAACGGGTACACCTTGGACAGCCAAGAACTTCAACCGAATGCTCGTCTATCGCGGGACAAGAGATTGGTGCCGCATATACGAACCAGCCCTGATGCTTGGCGTCTACACAGACGACGAAATGGTGGACATGACGGAGGCTTCGCGCTTTCGCAGAGCCAATGACATCACGCCGGTCCAGACTGTTTCCGATCCATTCGGAGACGAGCCACAGAGCGCGACAATCGAAGAAGCGGAGATTGCGCCGGAGGAACCCGAAACGCCATCCAGCGAGCCGGATACGGGCGAACAGGGTGCGTCTGATGATGTTACAGAAGAAAAGGCACCCAGCCTTACCGATGATGACCGTGCAGCACTGAAGAACTTCATCAAGCAGTGCATTGCTGGCGTCGGTTTGGACCCAACGGTGATCATCAATACCGCCAAGGGACATGCTGATACCTTCACCTCACAGCTTGCCAAGGACAAGGCCGGTACGATTGCACGATCTTTCACATCGGTATGCCGGAACGAAGCTGATCTTGATGCTGCCATTACCTACACGTGCGGGATTGTTGGTATCGATCCTGCTGAAGTTGATGAGGTGGAATGATGGCAAGGCGAGAGTTCACCAAGGAAATCAAACGCGCCGCTCTGCGCCGGTCACTCGGCAAGTGTGAGGCCATTGGAGAAATGTACGGCTTCAAACCGGGTCAGCGTTGCAATGCGCCTCTTTCCGTCGGCGTCCAGTACGATCACATCATTGCCGACAGCATCGGCGGTGAACCGACACTGGAGAATTGTTTTGCTGTTTGCATTCCTTGCCACAGCTACAAAACCCGCACGGTTGATACGCCGAGAGCAGCCAAAACCAAGCGGATGAGCGACAAGGCCAAAGGTATCGTTCGCCCGAAAGGCACGATCAAAGGTCAAGGCTTTGCCAAGTCCGACAAGTCGCCACGTATCGACAAATCCGCTCTTCCCACATTGCCACGGACCCGACTGATGCAAGCGGGTATCGCGAGGAACCAGCCATGACCACCCTACCGGAAGAAGCCGTGAAGGCGGCCAGTGAAGTTATTTGCGCCCACGATAACGCACAGTGGGGCGATAGCGGCACGCCGGATATGTATTACGATTTGGTGGGCAAGATGCTCACCGCCGCTCTCCCCTTCCTCTCCGTGCAAGGTGTGAAGGTGAAGGCTCTCGAATGGGGAAAGTCTAGTGTTAGTGAGCAGGACAAAGCACAAACCGTAGTCGGGTCGTACTTCATCAGCAATCACACTGTTGATGCCCACAACCTAATGTTTGACAACGATCAGATAACTGCACTGTTGTCGGTACACACTTCACTCGAAGCCGCCAAAGCCGCCGCACAGGCCGACTATGAGGCTCGTATTCTGTCTGCGCTTGAGCCATCCGCTCCCGATATGGGAAATCCCATAACGGACAAGACCGTGAAAATGGTCTTGGCAGAAGCCATAGCTCAAGTTTGGTATCAGACAAGCGATTGCGATGTCGAAGAGATAGATCGCATCATCTCTCACCTGAACCGCAACGGGTTGCTAATCGTTGGTAGTCAGCGTTTCCGAATGATGGCAGACGCTATTCAAAGCGCTTCCGCATATCTCGCACTGTCGCAACCAAACAGCGCAGAAAATCTGATTGCTGAACTTGATACGGCGCTGAATGGCGAAACTGCCCGTGTGAACCAGTTATTCGGAAATTCCGAACCACTAATCGAAAGCCTCATAAAAGATGCTGATTGGCTTGGCGAATACGGCCACCAGATGCATGAGGAAGACGAGTATCACGATGGCGGCTATACAGCCAATCGCTTGCAGGCCATAGGCGACCGCATTTCCAAACTGATCGAAACCGTTGTTCCGGTATCGGCCCCATCCACTGGCAGAGCGGATGTGCTGGAAGAAGCGTTGCGCAAGATGGTCGCCCTGTATGAGAGCGAGTACGACGCCGATGTACCATTCAAGCGTCCGGATTGGCTCGTCGCCGTCCTATCCTCCCCGGACCATGCCGACGCCGGTAAGGTTGAGGGGGGTGGGTGGCTGCCGATGACGCATCCAAGCCTTCCGAAGAAAGGTCGCTTCCTTGCTGTGGCAACAGGCGAAATCGAGCGAATTGCTTGGAATGATCCGGCAGCAGTCGTGACAGTGAAGGCTTTTGACGGTCCGTTCGTCTGCTATGTGCATGAAGATGGCGCAGGCTTCACAGACGAATTCGGTGAAGTTTACACGGCAGACGGCGTTGTAATCGATGCAGAAGACCTAACCGCTGCTGATAACGTGCTTCGTCTCACCTACTGGCAACAGATGCCCGGTCTCCCCTCTGCACCAGCTTCGGAGGGCGCGGAATGATGATCATATTTGGGCTTATCATGGTGTGGATCAGCGGCTTCCTAGCGGGAATTGTTGCCACTCACTTCGCAGACCTTCCCCCATCAGGAGGCGACCGTCATGGCGAGTGAACTAGAGCTTTGTCCGTTTTGCAGAGGAAAATCTTATATAAAGCAAGTCAAGGACCGTCATCCGAACGATGGCGAATGGGACGCTTGCTGTGAGGATTGCGGCGCTACAATCCCGGAAGGCTACACAGAAGAGGCCGCTATTCGCGACTGGAACACCCGCCCCGCGCCTGCCGCTACAGATACGGGATTGGTGACGGTCATGCGTCAATTCCGCCTTACTGACAGGCCGGATAGACCGTGGGGCAACGGACCAGCGCCGGAATATCTGAAAGACCATTCTGAAACACGCGAACTCGTCACACGCTCGCAGGCTGTGGAGCTATTGGCGGCGGAACGGGCGGAAACGGAACGTTGGCACAAGAAAGCTATGGATGCCGGTGTTATCACACATTCTGACGGCACGACCGCTCATCCTATGCGCAAAGAGCGTGACGACCTGAAAGCCGACAACGCGGCGCAGGCAGCGCGGATTAAGGAGTTAACGCAACTTCTGGAGGCCAAAAATGTCTGAAGCCTTGCAAATCAAGAAATGCAGCATGTGCGGTATTTCCAAGCCGCATGCCCAATTTGGCAAAGACGCTCGGTTGAAGTTTGGCTTGCGGGCTAACTGCAAACAATGTGCCAGCATTGCCGACCGCGGCTATCGGTCCAATCGAAAAGACCCATGTAAGGTTGATGGCTGTAAAGGTTATGCCTACGGCCACGGTTATTGCGGGAAGCATTATCAGCGGTTGAGACGATCAGGCGATCCTCTTGGTGGGCGAACGATGGTTGGTGATCCGCTGAAATTCATTCACGAGGTGGCCGTTCCATTCACTGGTGATGAATGTTTGACATGGCCCTTCGCTCGCACTTTGGCCGGATATGGTGCGCTAAAGCTGAATGGCCAACTGACAGTGTCAAGGTTTGTTTGCGAGTTAGCACATGGCGCCCCTCCTTCTGATGATCTGGTAGCTGCCCATTCTTGTGGGAAAGGCCATCTCGGTTGCGTCAATCCTAAGCACTTAAGGTGGGCCACACAGAAGGAAAACATGGCGGATAAGATTATTCATGGAACCGCACACAACGGTTACACGAAAGCCCGCGCCGTGCTGGGAGTGAAGCCGTCATGCTGACACAGGAACTCACACAGGAAATAGTGCACGAACTCATCACATATGATCCGCACACGGGTAAATGCTTCTGGAAGCATCGAGATATCAAATGGTTCCCAGAGGGTGGGATTGGCGCACACGGAAAATGGGTACGGTGGAACAAGAAATGCGCTGGGAAAGAACTCAATTGTGTCTCACACGGATACTTAAGGGCGAGATTTCTTGGCCACGAATACCGCCTTCATCGGGTGATCTGGCTCTACATGACTGGTTTATGGCCAGAACAAGTTGATCACATCAATGGCGTTCCAGACGACAATCGCTGGGTGAACCTACGCAATGTTGATCAGTGCGATAACATGCTCAACAGACAAATTGGACGCCATAACACAAGCGGAAAGATGGGCGTCTCTTGGCACAAGAAAAGCAAGCGTTGGGTAGCCAAAATAACCATTCGTGGGAAGGTAATCCATCTTGGCTCCTACCGCTCAAAGGATGATGCAATAGCATCGCGAGATCAGGCTGAAATAAAATATGGCATTCACCCAAACCATGGCAGGGCAGCATGATGATTTCAGAGATTATTACCCGCCTCTCCAAGCTAGACGCGCCTGACAGGGAAGCGGACGCGCTCATCGGTAAACACTTTTTACCTGACGAAGCGAAATCATTCTTCGACTTCAACGCTCCCTCTTACACCGCCTCAGTAGACGCCGTTATCGCGCTGGCTGAGAGGGTGTTGCCGGGTCAGGCTCGTAAAATTGTTTGGGAAGAAGGCCGTGCAATCGTCGTTATCAGTCAGGCCACTCGCCTACATGAAGTAGCCCCGACAATTGTTCAGACACACGATCACGCCGCCATTGCCCTCTGCATCGCCCTCTTGCGCGCAAAGGAGGCCAGCAAATGACCCGCTTTGATGTGATTTACCGTGGCGACAGTGTTTATATCGAGCCGCATTTCTGCCGAGAATGGGATGAGGACGGCGGCTGCTACGGCACAAACCCTGAGCATGGCCTTTCCTTGGAAGATGCTTGCTGTGAAGTTGCAGACTGGCACGAAAAGCAAGCACAGATGTGGCGCGAGCAAAACCACCCCTCCATAGACCGATACGTCACCGACCGGGAGGCCAACCATGCCGAGTAAGGAACTCATCGAGAAGGTAGCAAAGGCCATCAACGGTCCTTTCCACCCTGTGCCGGAAGGATCGCTATTCACGCTGGATCAGCTTCGCGATATTCGCTGGCAACAGATCAATGGCGCGGAACGCAATCTGTGCTTGGCCAGTGCCCAAGCCGCCATCTCCACCATCCTCGCCGCTCTACAGGAGCCAGATCAATCGATGCTTGGGGCAGCAGAAGGCATGTGTGTCGATGGCCCATATCTCGGACGCCTTGATGCCGACTTGGTATGGGGCAGAATGCTCGCCGCCTCCGCACTTGGGGAGCAGAGCGAATGAAGCTGACAGCCGAACAAGAAAAACTGTTCTCGGAATGGAAGGGCAGCGACCCGTACGATGGGTTTAACTTCACCGCCCTGATGGCAAGGACCGGCAGGCCACGCGAAGAAATTCGCCGCATCGTCCGAGAAATCGCCAGTATGGGCTACCTCGAATTCATGCGCGGCTGCTTCACCGACGAAGGCGAGCCTTACGGGTCAGCCTATGTGCTGACGCCGGAGGGATACCAAGCCCTGAAAGGCGGTGACCATGGGTAAGCTGACGGAAGCAGAATTTGCGCAACAGTGTGCATTCATCGCTAAGAACGCGGCGGATTGGGCATCGTCAATCTTAGAGATCGGAGAAGCTATAAACGATCCTGCCCGGTTAACGACTGTATGCCGCTTCACAGATGAAATGCGTCAACGGCTTGATCATCTCGACCGCAAAGCAGGCCGCGCCGCACTGCGGGAAAGGGAGTGAGGATGTTAGCATCAGGGAGTTCTACTTTTCAACGTCAACCAAGGGCGGGCACCGGAGGCTTTGAGAGGTAAATACGATGAGTGCAGCACAGAAGCGCATTGCCGACCTAGACGAAGACGAACTGATCTCGCTTGCAGATGCGGTTGAGATATTCTTTTCTGGGCGGCTGACGAAATCGTCTCTGCGGACAGAAGCGGCGAAGGGAAACCTAGAAATCATCCGCATCGCAAACAAGGATTTCGTGACGCGCAACGGCATAAAAAGGATGATTGAAAGATGTCGCGTAAGAGAAGCCCCGCAAGGCTCTGGTTCCGATCAGACACCGGGACTTGGTTCATTAAAGACGGAGAAAAGCGTATCAGCACAGGATGCGCTAAGGATGAGACTGAACGGGCAGAACAAGTTCTCCGCGAATACGTCACGTCCAAATATGAGCCAGTCAGGGGAGGTTCTTCGGCTGCAATCACGATAGGTGATGTTTTGCTGGTCTATCTCGATGAGAAGGCCAGCCGCACTTCAAGGCCAAGGGAAACAGAAGCCGCCGTCAACAGGCTGAATGACTTCTTCGGTGCAGATGCAATCAATGAAATACGCGGCAAGAGATGCAGGGAGTTTGCCAACCATCGGAAAACAGAGAGCGGCGCTAGGCGGGATTTGGAAGTCCTGCGCGCCGCAATAAACCATTATCACAAGGAATACGGGTTGGATGTCGTACCGGCGGTAACATTGCCAGACAAGAGCTTGCCGAGGGAACGATGGCTAACCCGGAAAGAAGTGGCGGCGCTCATAAAAGCCGCTAGGAAGCTTCAGAAGTGCGACCACATAATCCGGCTTGTTCTTATCGGCACATATACCGGAACGCGCCTGTCGCCCATTCTGGGGCTGCAATGGATGCCGAATACCACAGGCGGATATGTTGATCTGGATAAAGGGGTGATCTACCGCAAGGCCATGGGTGAGCGAGTAGCCCATAACAAGCGCAAGCCACCGGCAAAGATACCACCTCGCTTGCTGCGGTTCCTTCGTTACTGGAAGGCACAGGACGAAGCATGGAGCGCCGAGCAGGCAAAGACTGTCAGCTTGCGCCATATCGTGCATTTCAACGGGGAGAAGATAACCAAGCCACATAAGGCATTCCGCTCGGTGCGGGCTGAGGCTGGTTTAGGGGAAGATGTCACACCGCATGTCTTGCGCCACACAAGGGCGACTTGGCTTGCACAGGCTGGCGTAGATGCCCACCAGGCAGCAGCATCTTTGGGTATGACAGTGGAAGAGTTCGAAAGGACTTATTCGCATGTATCGCCGCTATTCCAAAAGGACGCGGCCAATGCGTTCTGACCAATAAATGAGCCTTTCGGTCCGTAATCGGTCCGTGGCGCGAATTAGTAAAGTATTAAAGAAAATCAGTAAATCGGGAATTGTCCAAGTCTATCAATGACTTGAAAGATGGTCGGAGTGAGAGGATTTGAACCTCCGACCCCCTCGTCCCGAACGCGGGGGCTTTCTTTGAAAGGTCCGGTTTTCTGGGCTTCTCTATCACGCTTAACCGCGCTTGTTCACCCTTATTTCCGTTTTATCTGTGGGGAAACTGTGGGGAGAATCCGCCTTGTTCCCTGTCTGTGCATCGTTGATGCTCACAACGTTTTTTGGTCGGCGCGCAGCACCATGCTTCGCAGTTATCTTTTCCGCTGCATCAATCTGGAAATCGGGATGATGATGCCCGTAGGTTTGCACCAACGTTTCGACTGTCATCCCCAAAAAGCCTGCGGACTGCCATACATCCGTTCCGGCCATCATTAGCCATGTCGCAGCTGTGTGGCGGAAGATGTGCGGGGTAACATCCTCCCCGAGCCCCGCAATCTTGCGAGCACTGCGAAAGCCTTTTTTGATTGAATTGACCGGTTTTCCGTTCCATTCAACGACAAAGTCCTGAGAGATTTTCCGCCCGATATTTTTGCTCTTGGCGCGGCCCTTCGTATGAATTTCCAGTTCCGTGGTGGCCCAACGTCTCAAATGCGCCAAGAGCCGATCAGGTAGCCGCACTGGCGGTTGCCGTTTTTTGGTTTCCTTCGCGCCTTCTGCACGGCGATAAAACACACCGCGCTCCAGATCGACATAACCTTGGCCTTCTGTCGGTCGGATTGCGGCCCCACAAATCGCCGCCGAGCGGGTGCCGGTATAAAGCGCAACCAGCATGAACCGGGCAAGGTGCCTGCCGGTACGGCGAAGACTGCCGTCGCCCGAGGGCGCGCGTTGCGACATCCGCCATGCAGCCCAGATTAGTTTCGCTGCTTCGGAACGGGTAAGCCATCGTTCTCGTCGTTGGGCTTTATCAGGAAGTGTGATTTTCGGAGCGGAGGTCGCGTAGCCCTCCTTGTGGTAGTAATTGATAGCCGAGCGCAAATCTTCGAGCTGTCGCCGTGCGGACGCTTCGGTCGAGGACTGAGCGATAAAGTCACGGCACAATTTTCCGTTGACCTCGCCCAGCATCTTATCGCCAAAGAAATCCAAGATGGTTTCAATCCGCGCCGCAGTCTCGCCAGGCCGCGCGTGCTTGGTTGCAACATCCGTCAAATAAACATTGACGACATCTGCAATCAGGATTTGATCGGGGTCACGTCCCCTTTCCCGCGCGGGCTGGTATTTTTCGTTGATGTAGGCTGCGAGCGCGATTTCAGCGCGCTCACGGCTTGTCTCGCCGCTGCCAACGCTGATGAATTTTTGCCCATCGCGGATGAACCACCCGGCGCGGTTTCTGAGAGAGCCATCGCTTTTGCGGCTCTCGTCGCGCCAGACGAGGCGCGCTCCTTTCGACGTCCGCGACATAATTCCCGCATCTCCCTGATAGCAGCTAGCGTTACATACTCTTTGCCTGCGATCAGTTCTGTTTGCAATCGTCCAGCATCGCGTTCCTTCCGAAGCCCAGCAGCTTTCATGCTGCCATCGGGAAATGCCAGGCGAACAGCATGTTCAAGCCGAAGAGGTGTATCATCGGAGACGCTCTCGATCTTAATGTTCATTCTTCCGCGCCCTCCGATGGTGCAGAAACGCGCGCCCATGCGCCGTTTTCGATGGAAATGTCGCCACCGGGAAGGCTGTCCCAACCCTTCGACCAGCCGAATGCCCAACGTTTCAGCCGACAGACAGCAGGCAGCCCGTCAAACATGGTCAGGGAAGCGACGATAGAATTACGTCCTTCGAAGGCAGCTTTACCGATACTGGCGTATGGAAGAGGCGATCCGGCTGGCAGAGCGGCGGAGATAGTCTGCTCTACAATAGCCCGCGCTGTTGCTTGTGAGGTGCTCATTCCGCGCCCTCCGAAGCAAGTGCAGAGGGGAGAGAAAGCGGATGCGGCATGTATTCGACAGGATCGGCAAGGCTTTCGCCTTCTAAATCCCACCAGTATCCGCCCTTATGATCGGACCATGTTGCCTCATAGACCCGACCGTCTGCGTCTCGCACCCAGTAATGATCCGAATTGCGGATCGTCATCGACTTGCCGTCGCCAGTGTAGAAAGTCTGCTCGAATGTGATGGACTTGTCGGCCTCGGAAATAGGACGCCAGAAACGTTCAAGATCGGCTCGCCCATCCCCCTCGACCTTACCGGCGTCGGCAGGCGCAGGGCGGGTGTTCTCTAGACGCTCAGCATCTTCATCCAAACACGTATTGCAAAGTCCGCTCGCATTGCGAGGTACAGAACCGCAACGAACACACGACCCATCAGATGGAAGATCGTCAGCGTGGATGTCAGTCTCCGGTGCGATCTTGTCATCAACGGGATTTGATGCGAGCGGGTTGGCGTCATCATCCAACGGGTGTGGCGTTGCAGACGGCTGCGGATGGCCGAAGTCAATGAGGGCAAAGTCCCGGTCGGCATTCTTGTCATGATCGAATGCGGTCACGAACCATTGCGGCTCTGGGTGCCAATCGGTGATGCCATACCATACCCGCTTCGGGGTGATGGTGCGCTCGGCGGTTTCGCCGCGATAATTGGTGTATATGATACGGGCAGGTTCGCCTATCGCTACCATTTCGTGACCTCATATTTCAGATGAAGCTCGCGCATGTTGATGAGGATCGGGTGAGCGCTCGTCTGGCGCACCATTACCCAGCCCTCGGCAATTGTCATAACGCGCGCGGGGCGTTTCGTTTCACGGTTTTGCAGCCGACTGCCCGGCCTGATCTTTCTGGAACGGTCAGTCATGCCACACCGCTCCCGGCATCGCGTTATGTTCGATTCCATCTAGCAGGCGCCCTGTAGCGGCTTTGAAAGAAGGTGCAACGAAGACAACTCGTTCGCCATGAAAGCCTTGTCCACCTTTCAGGTTTAGCCACTGGCCGTCTGGATTCTCACGCTGGACAACATCGCATCGGCGCCAGTCAGGATCTTCAATGTCGCGGTCGTAGACCTGATTCCAGTTGCCCCATTGTTTGAAGAAAAACGGAATGCCGGCCGCAGCACACTGATCGCGCAACGAACGCGCCCAATCTGGATGCATTGGACGTGCGCCCTTCCCGCTCTCCCCACCTGCCACAACCCAATCCAGACCGGGCGCACAACGTTCGTCGTGGTGATGGTGAGCGACTGACGGGTCAAACCTGTGCATCACACCGTGAATGATTTGCCCCGCACGACCGCCATGGCTATGAGTGCCGCCGCAACCACGCTGACCGCCGATCCATTGGGTTCCACCCCGCATTGAATTCAAATTAAGTGGCCCGAGTAATGGCTCGGCACTAACCCAGCGAATTGCCGCCGGCGTGTTGAGGAGTGCCGGGATGCGTTCATCGGCGCGTTTCTGATCTTCAACAGATACGCCCAGCCAGACATTCGGTAACGGCCATGACCAGACCTCTCTGGCGCTGCCGCTGAAAGTGTACCAATTGGCATAAATTTCTTCGAGCAAATCACCTTCATGCCGCGAGAGAAAATCCCGCATCCGGTCGGCGCGCTTAGTCAACACCTGGAAGGTGTGTTGTTGAGCGATCGCCATAACAGTGAAAACGTCCAGTATCCATTCGTCCGGAACGTCTTCATGGAAAAGATCGCCATGCGCGCAGACGAACACCATGCGGGGCTTTTTCCATTCAAGCGGCTGGGCGAGCCATTCTCGGTTAAGCCGAACTTTGCCATTCCAAACCGGCCCTGACTTCGTGGCGACAGTCAGTCCGGCACGCGAGGGATGATGCTGCAGGCGGGTGCCGGCGAGCTTCATGGCATAGCAATTCGTGCAACCGGGCGAGACGACGCTGCATCCGGTGATCGGATTCCAAGTGGCATCCGTCCATTCGATGTGAGTTTTGTCAGCCATGGTCGCTCAACTCCCCTTGAGAAAGGGCCGCGTCGATCTCTGAAAGCACGGTGTCCAGCCTGTCAATGGATGGTTGATCAATATCCGCGATCGTTGAAGAGTCGCCACCTACGGTGACGCTTGCATGGACTTCGTCCCTGTCCTCTTGAATAACCGCTCTTGCACTTCGCAGCGCTCTCAAAAGCGTATCGTGTGAATTACATGAGGTCAGAATGCGCCCGACATACCTATCCAGTATGTGATCCGCGCCGAAGGCACGCGGTACAATAACGGCCGCAACTGGATGGCCGTCCTCTGGGCCAATAAACGTATAGGTGTTGCTGCCGCCGGTATCGACCGACCAGTCGTTGGGGTTCTCGTGTTCAACCCATATTTGAGTTTGTGACGGATTCATCGCGAGACTCCCATGGATCGTTTCTGGCGCCAATCGAAGAACCCTAACGCTCCGTTGCAGGGAATTGGATTTTCTAACAGGCGCGGATTTTCCAGCACGAAGCCATAGGGACCGAAAAACCACGGATCGTTTGAGCGGCGAACGACGTCCACGATATCAACAGTGCCAATGATGAAGCCGCGCGGGATTGAGCGAAGCGCTGGCACGGGATGCTGACGCAGCAATTCTCGGGTTGCGTCATCCTTTTGGCCTATTTGATAGGACAAGGACCGGCAGTCTTCATACTCGTCCTGCGTCATTCCCTTGGAAGCGTGGATGCAAACGGTCCCGCGAATGCGTGTGTTCCAGGTGCGATTTTCGACCGGCTTTCCAAGATGAAAAATGCAGTGAACCCAAGGCTGGCGAACCGACAGCGCCAGCTGAGGTAGATCTTCTGGAAGAATGAATTTCATAATGGCCCCCTAAACCCGCATCGGCATGATGACGAAAAGCGGCTGCACGTCGTCATCCTCGGCCCCGGCGGGCGAAACCTTGCAGGGCGCGCCGGGGTCGGTGAGTTCGAACCGCATTTCCTTGGCAGACACGGCGCCCAGAACGTCGAGGCAGTACTTGTGATTGAATCCGATGGTCACTTCATCGTCGTGACCTTCGCTTATAACAATGCTGTCCTCGGCCTGACCGCTGTCGGGATTGTTGACTTCCATTTTCAATTCGGACTGGCCGAAGCTGAATTTCACGGCGCGCCCGCGCTCGCTCGAAACCGTGCTGACCCGATTGATGGCGTCCGCAAGTCCGGTGCGGTCAACGGTGTAGGATTTGTCGTTGCTCGTCGGAATCACGCGCTGATAGTCCGGATAGGTGCCGTCAATCAGCTTTGATGTGATGGCAGTGCCATCCGGCAGGACGATGCGCATCTTGCGTTCGGACAGTTTAAGAACGATATCCTCATCACCTTCAGCGAAGTGCTGAAGCAAGGCAACGGTGCGGCGCGGAATGATGATGCCGGGAACGCCGTCGCTTCCCGCCGGGGCATCCAGTTTCATGAGCGCGAGCCGGTGGCCATCCGTCGCGACAAATGCCAGATGTTCCCCGTCGCGGTGCATGAACACGCCATTGAGATAATAGCGCGTTTCCTCGGTCGAGATTGCGAAGCCGACCGTGGCAAGGACACGTGCGAGCGTGCTACCTGCGATGGAAAACTCGTGGGTGAAATCATCCACTGCCATTTCTGGAAAGTCGGAAGCCGGCAGCACCTGCAAACGAAAGCGCGAGCGTCCGGACTTGATATTTACATGGGTCTGGTCGCCTTCGAATTCGACCATGCTCCCATCGGCAAATTTCTTGACGGCATCGTGCAGCAAGCCCGATTGCACGGTGAATGGCGCGATGGTGGGCAAGCCTTCCTGCTTTGCGACGGCCTGAACCTCGATATCAAGGTTCGTGCCGGTGACGCACAGGTGGCCGTCCTCGACCTTAAGCAACATGTTACCGAGAATCGGGATCGTGTTGCGCTTTTCAACGGCGCGATTAACCGCCGCAAGGGCGGGGAGCAAAGCTCCCCTTTCTATGGCGAATGAAACCGCAGTCACGCCGAACCCTCCGGCTTGCCCGCGAAGCATGGCAGTTCGGTTGCCTTTTTAATGTCGGTGACCGACTGCTCCAGGTGCTCGGTAATGATCTGGTCAGGGCGGTAAATCTGATAACACCAATAGACACTGCCGCCGCTGACACGATAGCGCAGGCGTACCGGGATGCGGACCTTGTCGCCCATGAAGAACACGGGGATCGACAGGATAAACATGCCCGGCACGGTGACGGCTTTACCGTCCGAACCGACGTGGTTTTCTTCCCATTGCAGCTGGCGCTCACCAGATTGCAGGGTGTGATTGACCTTAACCTTGGACTCCACGTTGATCTGCATCTTGCGCGAAAGCTCGACCAACTGGTTGGGGTTGGCGACGGTGCAGGAGAAATCACGTTGGATACTGGCAACGTCAGCGTCGGACGGTGATGCCAGATCGGGAATACGATCTTCAAGGAAGTAGGCGAATTTCTCCTGCTCCATGAACTCGCCATCCTTGCTGAGCCAGATTTTCCACTCTTCGGACAGCGGGAACTCGTAATGGATGCGATGGGATAGAAAGTCAGCAATGCCGCCGTTTTTGGCTTCGTGATAGTCGATGACAGTCGTCATGGATGGCTTCTTCCAATTGAGATCGACAAACACGACGGAATTTTCGGTCTTATGGCGATTGGAGAGACCAATCAGCGATTCCAGCGTCTGCGCGTGGGCCGTGCCCTTTTTGCGCACCGGGTGCAAACGGTGCTCTTCGAGCAGCCTGGAAACGCTTTCGATGCCGGGCTCTTCACCCCGCGTCAATAAAGCCGGGACTGATTTCGGCAGGCCGACCATCTGCTCGTTGGTCTGGATAGTGACCAGTTCGGCCCCTTCTGCGCGCGCGCCAAGTTCGGCTGCGGCTCGAATATCGAAGCCCTTGGGAGTAATCGGAAGAAGTTCAGAAGTAGCGGTATTCTCGGACATAATAGATCCTGTTGGTTGGAGTGATTTAGCCGTGGATCACGTCGGTGAAGCCGCGCGATGCATCGCGAGGACCGCCGAACATGTCGATTTGCTTGGGGTGCTGGGTGGAAAGAGAGCCGTCATCCAGAAGCCAGTAGAACGATGAACCGTGAACCGGCTTCGGACGCTTGGAACTGGTTTCCGCTTCAATGGTGACGGTGCCGTCAACCACTTCGATATTGAGCTTCAGCGTGACAGAACCTTTGGCCTTGACCTTTGGGCGTCCGCCGGTGTGTTCCTGCAAGGCGGCAAGTGTGTCCATCATTTCGTTGGTAAGGCGCTGCGCCAGTTCGCCGTTTTCCAGAAGGCCAATGATGGTGTTGGAATCGCGGATGCGTTGCATGGTTTCCTCTGCTGGTTGATGGGCGCAATTCGCCCGTTATCCGCGCCATTCGGGCGCGAAGGGGATTTCGTCATCCAAAGCTGGGTTGTAGCCGCCGCCTTGCTGGCTCGCGGTCTGGCTCGACTGATCGCGGGAACTCTTCTCGCCATAATCGTCCTGACTGGAAGGGCCCCGCCCGCCGCCATTGCCCTGCGGCATGAGCTTCAATTCGCCACCGAAGCTTTCCAGCACGAGTTCCGTGGAATAGCGGGTGTTGCCCTGCTGATCTTCCCACTTGCGTGTACGGCTTTTGCCGGCGACGAAAACGATGTTTCCCTTGGACAGATATTGTTCGGCAGTCTTGGCCAGCGCCTGGTTGAAGATCACAACCGTATGCCACTCAGCCTTTTCTTTGCGCTCGCCTGTCTGCTTGTCGCGCCAGTAATCGGAGGTGACCACGCGCATGGTGACAATGACGTCACCATTGTTGGAGCGACGAACCTCGGGATCGGCACCAAGACGGCCCATGATTTCATGACGATTGTACATTATGCCGCCGCCCGGCAATCGATGCCCAGATAGCGGGAGAGGCGATCAAGCCATGCTTCCTCGGCCTTCATCGGCGCCCAAGGTTTGATCGCGCCGGTTAGCTTCGGCATTGGCAACTCCCGGACTTCCAAGTTTTTCAGGCCGTTATTGCCAAAGAGCAGCGCTGTTTCGGCGCGAAGCATCCGCTCGTCCATCTCTTTGACACCGTAAGGAACAACAGGTGGCAGGCCAGCCTTTCGATAAATCGTCTGGTCAAGCCGCGCCTTGACGGCCTCGACAGCATCACGAACGAGATGCATCGGAATGTCGTGCATGCGATAGAGTGCATCGGCGAGAAACAAAACGGCCGGTCTGGGCCATTCACCTATGAACGCCTCGTGGGCATCGTGCAGAAGAAAATAGGCACATAGAGTCGTATCGCCCGTTTCATTGGCCAATGCATCGGCCCCCATCACGCAATGCTGCGCAACCGAATACATCGGCCCTCTGTTGATGCCGTTGAAACGGGCCAGCTTCGAGAGGGCACTAGCAATTGTGGGCCAATGGATATCGCTTTCCAGAGGCTTAGCGAGATCCATGACGGAGCCGTCCGGACGGAACGAGAGAATTTCGGAAGTCATAGCGGAATACCGATTACGAGCGAGAAAAACGGGAGCGCAAAAGCGATGACGCTTGCGGCGATGGCCTCTGTCGCGGTCATGACAGCGTCCGCCCGTTACGCACCGGGATTTTCGGCAGGGTCTGCTCTGCTGCCAGCGTGAGCTTGGCGCGCTCTGCCGGTAGCAACGGTAGAAAGTTGAGGAAGCTCTGCAAAACACAGATGCAGCGCTCGCGCTGCGGTGCCCACGGGTCCAGCATCAAGGCCGCGCGGCTGGCGCAATACCGACCCCAAGCCTCAAAAAACGGCGTTGAGGCGATCAGATCGACAGTCATGGGCGGACGGTTGGGAACCGGCTGTTTCACCTTCATGACCATGTCAGCAAGGTTATCGTGACCCGCTTTCCGGCTTTCCGATTTCCATTCCGCAGCCATCTGCTGGGCCTGTGTCCCAAACTCGATGATTTCGGCAGAGGTAAACCCGGCTCGGACCAGGTCTTTGAAGGTCGCGGCGCCAGATGACGCTGCAATGTCCTGCATTGTCTTCGCCATTTCGATGGCGCGGAGGTGCGGGGTCCGCTCCAATTCGCGCGGGCCTGTGTTGCGGACTGGCGCAACTGGACGCGTGAGCCCGGCAGAACGTGCATTGAGATAGCTCATGGATGACTCCATCGGTTGTGATGGAGTAATTATTGCCAAATAGGCAAATCCCAGTCAAGCCGATTTTGACATATAGGCAAATCCCAAGATTATCGCATTGCGTTAAGCTTGACGGTAGGGCAAAAAAAATCCCGGACACACGCCGGGATCGCCTATCAGCAGAAGCCTCTTATTTGGATCGTTGTAGCATCAAAGGCACGTCATCTTCCCCCTCGAGGAAAACGCGGATGAGCATGGCGTCCGGACTGAAGTGCACAATGTATTTGCGCCCAGATGACGATGCGATCTTAATGAGATTCGCGGGCATTGCGATAAGCTCGAAGTCTGCACCCATTTGCTTCGCACCAATGAATTGCTGCCACTTGCCAGCGGCGCAATCGAAGACCCACGTTTCTCCGGAGGCCAACGATTGCCAGCTTCCTTCAAGCAGTTCGGCACCCTTCTTTTCATCATACGCGAAAGCGGGAAAACTCAAATGCAACCCCAAGAGCAACGCCGACGCACAGATTTGAATTAAATTACGCAGTTCGCCCTCCTATTTGCCCTGTGCCGTCATCTTTCTCATCATATGAACTCGCTCCGATGACGGCAATTTCTTCCACTGGCCCATTCTAATGACCGACTGAATGGAACCAGCCCATTGAATCTCAACGCCGCGGATCGGTGGCGCGTTATGACTCTCCAGATCAAATGTCCCCGGCTGCGATCCTCGGAGAATCCTTTTGAGATACCGCCGACCATCGGCGGTTTTTACTGCGGCCTCAGAGCCAACAAGGTGCTCCGGCGTGCTGCTATGCCGCCAACAGATTATGATGTCACCTGGATCATATCGTGGATATTGAGAATCGCCCTCAATCTCAAAGGCAATAGCGTCATCTGGAAGCGGAAAGAAGGTTTCAATTTCATAGAGCCCTTCCGGCGGAATTTGCTCTTCGTCTGGACGAATTTCAGCCCCAGCACCTATACGCCCCATCACCGCAACCGCCGTTTTCGGCCTTTCGTTGGCGACGGCAAGCAAGTCCTTTGGCTCAACATTCAACGCATGCGCAAACAAATTCATGTTGCGGACCGACAGGTTTCGCTCACCGCTTTCCAGTCTCGAAACATAGGAGACGGAAAGGCCGGTGGCCTCTGCTAGCTGTTCAATAGTGAGGTCACGTTCCGTGCGCCATTCACGAATGCGGTTGTCGGTTTTTTTGTCCATGTGGCAAATATCAGCGACACTCCCGCGCAATTCCATAGCCAAATAGGCAAATTCGCTATTGACTTTAATTTGCCTATTTGGCAACTTTCGGGTCATGAACACGCTCCAGCTTTATCTCGATGAAACAGGTGAACGGATTTCTGCTTTCGCAGAGCGGATCGGCAGGTCGCCGAGCACTCTAACGCGCGCGCTGTCCGGGGCTAGAAATCCAAGCGTAGATCTTGCCCTTGATGTCGAGCGCGGAACCGGTGGCCGTGTAACGGCAAGCGAATTCATTTCCATCTGCCTTCAAAGCAAAAGGAAATTGGCTGCATGAATCCACTTCTTCTCCGCCTTGACAACGCAGCCTGCGCTTTCCTGACCGGCCATTCGCGCCGCGATCTGGACCGGGTGCGCCTGCGCCGCCTGAAAATCCTAGTCCGCCGGGAAATTGCCCGGCTGGAGCGCGAAGCGCGAGAGCATGATTACTTTTCATTTCGTGCGACCTTCTGCCGTTCTCTAGCGCAATCGCTTGCGAGCCGCCTTGAAGGCGTCGTCAATCGCGTTGATGGTGAGGCCTACCGTATTCTGCTGGATCATCTCCATATCGAGCGCGTCAACCTGCACGCCCGCCGCAAATTTCAGTGGGATTACTGGCATTCGCTCGACGACTTCAACAAGGCGCGCATTCACTGCCCGGTAATGCCGATAATCGATCCTGCCAGCGAGCAATACGGCAAGCTCTTCAAGGGCCTTGGTGACCGCCGCATTTTTGATCCGTTCCATGACAAGGGCGGTTTCCGCATTCGGCATTGGCATCGCGTTGTTACTCCGTTTTTCCGGTGGCCGGTGCGTCCCCTTCAGCGTGTGAAGGTTAGCGGCCCGCCGTAGTGATCTGACCCCGGCAAACTGACAGCAAAAACCCTTTCCCTTAACGGGAAAAAACAGCGGCTTTTCCCGCCACGGGAAAACTTTGCCTTTTGAGGATTTCCCCATGACGCAACTGACAGACGCATGGTTCCAAAGGATCAAGTCGGCACAGCGCGACCTCATCAAATATTGCGGCGGTATCGAGCGCGTGGTCGAGCTATCCGGCTTCTCCAAAAGTCATGTCGGACGGTGGAACCTGTCGACCGAAACCGACCTGATGCCTCTCAATGTGGTCTACAAGCTTGAAAACGAATGCGGCGTGCTTTGCGTCACGTCGGTGATGGCATCGCTCAACAACCGCCGACTGGCCGAGCCGGATGAGGATGTTCGCGCGGCGGGCAATCTGCTCGCCGCCCACTCCGAAGTCGTGGCCAGCGTTGGCGAGGTTATGAGCATCGGCGCCCGCGTTTTCGCTGACGGCAAGGTCACTGGCACCGAAGCCATGCAACTCGACAAGGTGGCGAGCGAGGCCGAACGCAACATTTCGGGCCTGCGCCGGGAGCTTTCCGGTCACATTGCCAATGCACGTCGCGGCGATCCTGCCTTACGCGTCATCGGGGATAACTGATCATGGCGCGCCGATCCTCTCCCGCACAGCGTCCTGGCCACATCGTTCTTTTGCTCGCCTCACTTTGCGCCGGGGTGATGATCGGGGGCGCTTATGCTGCGTTTCTCTATTGGGCGGTGACGCGATGACTATCAGCCTGCTCGACGGACGCGTGGAAATCATCGTCAACGACGTGATGGCCGCGCTCGCCCAAATGCCATCCGACAGCGTGGATTGCGTGGTGACCTCGCCTCCATATTGGGGCTTGAGGTCGTATATCGCTGACGGCAACCCATTGAAGCCGCTGGAAATCGGCCTCGAACCGACGCTCGCTTCGCATCTGGAAACGATGGTGGCCGTGTTCGAGCAGGTGCGCCGTGTCCTGAAGCCGACCGGCACGTGTTGGATCAATTACGGCGACTGTTACGCCACCACGCCGAACGGCAAGTCCGCTGCCGATTACAAGGCGGAAGGCACCGACGATCGCACGTTTCGCGACAAGCCATTTTCAACCATTGGCGGCGGCATCAAGCCCAAAGACCTATTGATGATCCCGAACCGGCTGGCCATCGCTCTGCAAGACGCGGGCTGGTGGGTTCGCTCGGAAATCATCTGGGGCAAATCCAATCCCATGCCGGACTCCTCCGGTGCCTATCGCCCTTCCGCCGCGCATGAAAAAATCTTCATGCTGACCAAGTCTGACGAAGGCGACGTTTGGCGTGCGCGCGATACGGGCGAGATTTCCTTTTCACCGAACCTGACAGAGCGCTGCCCCTTCATCACCGACCCGTCACGCGAAGGTGCGCGCTGGATACGCATGGGCTCTTATTATGATGCCGAGGCCGTACGGCAGGTTAGTGCCACGGGACTGGCTCACCCGGTTCAAGGTTGGGCAACAGGAAGCGACACTCCGCACTCGCCCGTCGCTCACAACCGCGTGCGAAAAGACAAGCAGCGCGGTCACGATAGAAGCCATGATGCTTTTAAGGGTCGTTGGGATCAAATGACGAAGGAAGAACAAGGCGCAAACGGGCGCTTTCTTCGCAATTTCGAGCCTGCGCCGCTTTCCGTCTGGCCGATTGCCACCAAACCATTTTCTGAAGCGCACTTTGCCACATTCCCGCCGGAACTGGCGGAACGCTGCATTCTTGCCGGATGCCCGAAAGACGGCGTTGTCCTCGATCCATTCGGCGGGGCCGGAACCACAGGGCTTGTGGCAGCGCGCCATAGCCGCCGCGCCATGCTGATAGAACTCAACCCGGAATATGCCGACATCGCCAGGCGGCGCATAGAAAGAGAATGGCGCGTCATCGCTGACGCGCCATCCGCAACGACCGATCACGGCCCTTTGTTCAGTACAGAGGTGTTATGATGACGATTGGTCTATTCTGCCGCCTCCAATCCGATGACCAGCTTCTGCCCCATGGCCGCAAGTGCTGCCGTCATGAGGGGAAGCTTGGTCGCAGTGTCCGGATCAAGCAGGCGGCGCGCCTCCTTCTCGTCCTTGCCAAGCCTGCGGGCGAGTTCAGTTCTGGAAAGGCCCGAAGCGCGGAAAGTCTCGATCACGGCAATCTTGGTTGCGACTTCCGCATCCGGCCAGATCAATTCTCCCTTTGCCTTCGCTTCGGGCAGGCTTCGTCCCATCTCCAGATAGGTGAGCAGCGCCACACCAAGCGCGTCAGCAGCCTGTTCGCGGGCATCCGCCATATCATCACCCTCGGTGATAGCTTCCGGCACATCCGGAAATGTAACAACGAAGCCGCCTTCCCGCTCGGTAGGCTCGAACACGGCTGCGTAAGCGTATGTTCTCATTCGTCCAGTCCTTTGCTCCTTTGTGTGGCGGGAGGGGCTCAAATGAGCCCCAACCCTTTCTTGATCTTCGCGGCGGTCTTGGGATCGATTTCCCGGCTCGGCAGTGTGGTGAAGCGATCTCCTACCCATACTGTTGCGTGCCCGCCTTTTCCTTTGCTCTTGCTGACCCGGAAGGCCAGCCCTTGCGCTTTTGCTTCATCCCTTAGCTCGGCTATGAAGCGGTCTCTCTTGTCCATCGGGTTCTCCGTACTGACAAAAGCAATATCGGATATTTTTGTCCGAATGTCAACAGCATTCGGATATTTTTGTCCGAATTTCATAATCGACAGGGCGGGCAGATGACCGCCGCTTTTTCCACCGACTTCACGATTTTCGGCATGTATGTCGACCGCAAGCGCATCTGCTCGCATCTGCGGGAGATCGACGTTGCTCGGCTCTGCGATATTCCAAGGGACGATGTTCGCCGCGCGATCCACGGCAAGAGCATATCGACGGAATCCTTTCTCGCGCTCTGCGAATGGCTGGAGCGCTCCCCCTCATTTTTCGACAGCAACGAACTCGCCACCAGACGAGAGGTTTATCCATGATCACATTCGGCCAGCCCGGCAGCATTACGCCTCAAAGTTTCACGCCTGACCTGCCGACAGTCATGACTATCGAAGGGCTGGCGCTCCTTCGCGAAATGGGAATGACCCAGAGCGAAATCGCCAAGGCTTCTGGCATGTCGGTCTATAAGGTCCGCTCCTATTTCAACACCATCTGCCGCACCTGGAGCATAGACCAGTGCTGGGGCATGCGTAGCCGGGAAGAAACCGGGGGTGCGCAATGAACCTGCCCCTGATCGTCGATTCCTTCGCCGGCGGTGGAGGTGCATCCACCGGCATTGGAATGGCTTTGGGCCGTTCACCGGATATCGCCATCAACCACAATGCGGCCGCGCTGGCGCTGCACGAGGCGAACCATCCGCAAACGCTGTATCTGTCGGAAAACGTCTACAAAATCGACCCGCTCGACTATCTGCGTGGCGCGCATGTCGGGTTGAGCTGGTTTTCCCCGGACTGCAAGCACTTCTCAAAAGCCAAGGGCGGCAAGCCGGTCGAGCGCAATATCCGCGACCTTGCATGGATCATCCCCGGCTGGATCGAGCGCATTCAGCGCAGCGGCGGCAAAGTCGATGTTGTCATTCTCGAAAACGTCGAGGAGTTTCAGGATTACGGCCCGTTGATGGAAACGGCACGCGGTTTGATGCCCGATCCGGAACGAAAGGGCGAATACTTCAAAAAATGGTGTCGTAAGATCCGCTCGCTCGGAGGCAAGATCGAGTGGCGGGAGTTGCGCGCCTGCGATTATGGCGCGCCAACCATCCGCAAGCGCTTCTTCGCCGTTATCCGCTTCGACGGTCAGCCCATTGTGTGGCCGAAACCGACACATGGTGCGCCTACCGATCCCGACGTTATTTCTGGGCACAAGCTACCATGGCGCACCGCAGCGGAAATTATCGACTGGTCGCTGCCCTGCCCTTCCATTTTCGACACGTCCGAACAGATTATGGATAAGCATGGGCTTCGGTCGGTTCGCCCGCTTGCTGATAATACCATGGCTCGTGTCGCGCGTGGCATGAAGCGCTATGTGCTGGATGCCGAACGTCCCTTTCTGGTAAACCTGACCCATGGCGGGCGGGTCGAGGCGGTTGACGAGCCGTTCAGAACGATCACTGGCGCGCATCGCGGCGAAAAGGCTGTGGTTTCTCCGCACCTTGCATCGTACTACAGTCACGATAAGGGGCGCTCGGAACGAGTTTCGGAAATCGACGGACCACTCGCAACCGTCGTAACTGAAAACCGGCATGCCCTAATTGCGCCGTCAGTTATTCGCTTCAACACCGGAGCCACGGGGCAGGACGCTCGCGAGCCGCTTTCTACCGTTACAGCAAACAGCTTTATCAAACGGCCCGGCGGTGCGGCTCCTCTGGGTGTTGTCGCCCCGCATTTGATGACGATGCGAAATGCGGGCAAGCCTTTCAATGGTGCAGATGAGCCTACACACACCATCACGGCAGGTGGGGCCGGGCTGACTGTTGTCGCGCCGGTGCTCACCGCCGCCCAACATGGCGGCTCGATCCGCCCAATAGACAGCCCGGCGCATACCATCACGGCCAGCACGAAAGACCAGAACAGCGTTATTGTGCCTACGTTGGTTGGTTGCGGTGGCCGCGCCGGTCAGAGCCGCCCACGCGGTGCCGACGAACCAATGCACACAACCACGGCCAAGGCGGACACCTGTATAGCAACCGCCTTCGTCGCTCGCGATTTCGGGACGTCTACAGGCCACGGCGTTGATGTGCCGGCCCACACCGTTATGCCGGACGGCCAAGGCAAGTCGCGCCTGATTACGGCTTACATGGCGCAGCATAATAATGACAGCCGCCGCGAAGGCGGCGTCAACCCCGGTCGCTCCATGGATGAGCCGGTCTCGACGGTCACGCAAACCGGATCGCAGCAAAGCGTGGTGGCGCCATATCTGCAAGCCTATTACGGTACCGGCGATGGCGGTGAAGAAAACCAGCCCGTCAGGACCGTAACCACCAAAGACCGTCACGGCCATGTCGAGGCCGCGCTCGACGTGCCACCTTTCACGCCAGCACAGGCCGAACGGGCGCGTGAAGTGGCCGCTTTTCTCCGCGCCTACGGTTTCTGGGATGAGCGCGAGTTCGTCACCATAGAAGCGGGCGGCATTCTCTATGTCATCGTCGACATTGGCATGCGCATGTTGGTGCCGCGCGAGCTTTATCTCGCGCAAGGTTTCCCGGCTGATTATGAGATTGAGCGCGGCGTCAATGGCGAGCTTTTCTCAAAATCGGTGCAGGTCTCATGTTGTGGCAACAGCGTTTCGCCACCTGTTGCCGCCGCGCTCGTTGCCGCGAATTGCAGCCATTTAGCCCTTCGTATGGAGGCAGCGGAATGATGCATGTCGTTTCAGTTTCTGGCGGGAAAGACTCCACGGCCACATATTGTAAAGCGATCGAGCGGGGCATCCCGTTTAGGGCGGTCGCGGCTGATACGGGCAACGAGCACCCGGCAACCTATGATGCCGTCAACACGTTGCACATCAAAACGGGCGGCCCGCAGGTGGAATGGGTAAAAGCCGATTTTACGGACCGTATCGCCCGGAAGCGCGCCTTTATCCAAAAGCACTGGCAGGCTCACTGCGTTCCTGCCGATCTGGTTGCTCGCGCGCTCGCGGTGCTACATCCGACTGGAAATCCATTTCTTGATCTTTGTCTTTGGAAGGGGCGCTTTCCGAGCCGCAAAGCACAATTTTGCACGCAAAGCCTCAAGGTCGAACCCATTGACCAGCATGTTACGCGCCCGCTTCTCATTTCTGGAAACACTGTGATCTCGTGGCAGGGTGTTCGCGCTGCCGAAAGTGAAGCACGCAAGCATCTGCCTCAATTTCAGAAGTTGGACGCACACCCGGATCTACCGGGCCAGTTTTATGTATGGCGGCCGCTTTTACGTATTAAAAATGTGGAAGAAGTCTTTGCAATTAGCCGAAGGCACGGCGTCGACCCGAACCCGCTCTATAGCTGGGGCCTAAAGCGTGTGGGGTGCTTCCCTTGCATCAACTGCGCCAAAGCAGAATTGGCGCTCGTGGATAGCCATTTCCCCGAACAGATCGACCGGCTGGAGGAATGGGAGCGGCTTGTTACCGATGCATCGAAGCAAGGATACGCCACCTTCTTCGCGATCGTGAATGATCCTGTGATGTGTGCTGAATGGGATGCGATGGAGCGCGCGGGGGAAGCCGTTCCCCATGATTTGGCGGCGTCGGGCTTCGGTATCCGACGCATGGTGGAATGGGCGAAAACAGACCGAGGTGGGCGACAATACTCCCTATTCGCCCGTGACTTATCAACCGTTTGCAATCAGTGGGGCGCCTGCGAATGAACCATCCTTCAAAGTTCCCCTATCGTTATCGTTGGGATCGGCAGGGCCGTAAGGGCCAGCCATGCGCAGTCGATGTACGCGCCAAGGTCATGAACTCCTGTCTGGTCCGTTTCCCCGATGGATACACCATGGTGACAAGTCGCAATGCGCTCGCTCGCAGAAAGGATGCAGGTGGCTCCAAATGAGTGCGGCCCTGAAACTCTTTGTCGAGGATGCGCGCGCTGTCACGATCGCGGATGCTGCGCAGCGCCTCAACCTGAAATGCAATCCGCGCGGAAGCGAACACCCGCAACCCTGTCCCGCCTGCGGCGGCAAGGATACGTTCGCCTTCAACACCCAGAAGAATAAATGGAACTGCCGTCAAGGCGGTATAGGCGGGAATGATGCAATAGGCATGGCGGCGCATGTGCGTGGCCTCAATGTTCGCAGCCGCGAAGGTTTGCTGGAAGCCTGCTCGATCCTCCTTGACCAGCCCATTCCGGAAGGTGGTGAGCGGGAATCGGACGCCGACAGGACTGCACGCTTGCAGCGACTGGAGGAGCAGCGCCAGCGCAACGTCGAATTGCAGGAAGAACGGGCAAAAAGCCAGGCTGACTATCGTGAGATCGAGCGCAACAAGGCGCGGGGAATCTATGGCCGCGCTGTCACTCTTTACAGTGCTGGGGCGATGCATGGCCGGTTTTATCTGATGGCAAGGGGCGCATGTGTACCCGAATATGACTGGCTGCGTGTCGATACATCTGTAACCTATTGGCATGGTGACGCGAGCCTGCATGAAGGGCCTGCCATGATCGCACCGATCATCGGCCCTGACCTCAGCGTCGTCGGGTGCCACATCACTTGGATTGACCTCACCCGCCGCCCGAAATGCCAACCGGAAATCACTGACACTGCGACCGGTGAAGTGTTGCCAACCAAAAAGATGCGCGGCAGCAAAAAGGGCGGGCTTATCCCACTTGCCGGTCATCCAAGCATGGAACGTTGGGTGGGCGGCGAAGGCATAGAAAACACGCTGGCCGTTGCACGCGCAGAAAACCTGCGCGCTGATACGTTCTATTTCGCCGCCGGCGATCTCGGCAATCTTTCCGGCCCCGCCGACCCTGCATCGCGCTTCGCGCACCCGACCCTGAAGAAGGAAGATGCCAAGGGGCGTCTGCGCACCGTCATGGTGCAGGGTCCGGTTCCGCGCCCCGACCAAGGTCCGGATGACGCTTTCTGGGTTGGCGACCATGTAAGCGAGATCGTGCTTCTGGGCGATGGCGATTCCGAGCGCGTCATGACTTCCGCTGCCATGGCGCGAGCGCGTGCGCGTATCTTGAGACCAGATCGGAAGGTAGCAATTGCGTGGCCTCCGGCTGGCACTGATTTTTCTGAAATGATGGCAGGTGCCGCGTGACAAAGAATACCCAAGACATACCGGCCGCAGTGCGCGCAATCATGGCTGAAGCTTCGCGGCAGGCGGAAGCTGCTGAAATTGATCCCCGCAACCCCGCCACCGATGGTCTGCCTGATGCGCACTCCCCGGATGACGGTGAACCAGCTGCTACCGCGCGTGGTGATCAGACCGTAGACCGCGAAGTGGTGAGGGCCTGCGCTGCGCTCGACCATTCCGACACGGACAACGCGGAACGCCTGCAGCGCCATTTTGGTGAGGATATGCTCGTGCTCGCCCAAAGTAAGGCCCGCAAGGCGACCTATGCGATTTGGGACGGCACCCATTGGGATATCGACACGGGCGACCCGCGCTCACTTGCCATTGCGCAGCAGTTGGGCGGGCGCATCGCCATGGAAACCGAGTTCCTGCAATACACCCCTGCCGAGGAAGAGGCGGTCAAGGCTGGGAAGAAAGCCCTGGCCAAACCGGAGGATGAGCGATCCCGACCGGAAAAGAAGCTGGCTGACGCGGCGCTGAATGCAAAAGCGAACCTCGCCAAGCGCAAAAAAAGGCGCATGGATCACGCAGTCACGTCGAAGAACCGGGCGCGGCTGGAAGCGATGCTGACCTGTCTGGCCCCGCATGTGATGCGCTCGCCAGATGATTTCAACGCCGACCCGCTCAAGGTGGCGCTTCTGGACCATACGCTGGTTTTCTCGCGTGAGGTCGAGAAGGTGCGAAACCCGGCTTTTGACGATCCCGACGACAACCGCGAGGATATACCCGAAACCATCGAGCGCAAAACCGCCAGCGTCAAGGCGATCAAAGGACACCGCCGTGGCGACCTCATCACCCAGATCATCCCCGTCGCTTATCAAAAGAACGCCAAATGCCCGAAATGGGATGCTTTTCTCAGACGCATGCTGCCGAGCGACGATGTGCGCCGCATGGTGCAGGTGGCGTCTGGTTTGGGTTTGGTGGGCCTCACCGTACAGAAACTGTTCTTCCATTACGGCTTCGGCGCCAATGGCAAGTCCGTCTACATGGAAACGCTCTGCCGCCTGCTTGGCGATGTTTCTGTTACGCTGCCGTCCGAATCCTTCATAGGCGAAGGCAATTCCGGCGGTGCCGCTTCGCCTGATATGGCGCGGCTCTATGGCCGACGCTTCCTTCGCGTTAAGGAATTGCCCGAAGGTGAGGATTTGCGCGAAAATCTGGTCAAGGATTTGACTGGCGGCGAAGATTTCACCGTCCGAGACCTGTTTCAGGGCTACTTCGATTTCAAGCCCATATTCACCGGGCACATGTCCGGCAACGGCTATCCACGCATCACCGGCACAGACAACGGCATCTGGCGGCGCATGGTCGTGGTGCATTGGCCTGTGACGCTGAAAAAGGAGGAACAGCGCGAATTCGAAGAAGTGGTGTCGGAATTCCAGCCGGAATATCCGGGAATACTGAACTGGCTCATAGAGGGTGTGCTGATCTTCCTGCGTGAAGGGCTCGTCATTCCGGCATCGGTCGAGGCGAAAACGCAGGAATACCGCGACGAAATGGACCCCACGTCCGCTTTCTGCGCCCGATGTATAGAAGCTGATGAGCGTGGCGAGGTGACCGCCAAAGACTTCTATCAGGCCTATGTTGACTTCACCGTCGATCAGGGCGGCAAGCCTATTTCGCTGACGAGATTCGGGCTCATCATGAAAAAGAAGTACCGACGCGAGGATGGGCGCGCGGTGAAATACCATGGCCTGCGCCTGATTGAGGTCCCGAAACCCGCTCACACGTCCGGCTCTGACGACTATGAGGCGCACATGCGATGATGCTTGCTATTCTTCCCCGCAACCCCGCCTTCGGCACGGCTTTCGCTCCTGAAAACCGGCAACCCTTTGATATGATTAAACTTATGCTGTGCAGTAGTTTGCACCAGTTTGCACCACTCTGCACCAGTTTAAACAACGGGATAAATGAAATGATTTCAACAACTTGCACCAGTTTGCACCAGTTTTTCTTGTGTATACATAAGGGAAAAAGGGGGATGGGGGAAAAAGCTTATTATATGCACAAGCCAAAACTGGTGCAAACTGGTGCAAATATTTGATTTTGTTATTCTATTTCCAGTTTTCTAAGTGGTGCAAACTGGTGCAAACTATCGCAAGTGGTGTAAAACATGAAAACCGTAACGATTGATGAACTTCTCGTCTGGGCTTTCGTCCACGAACTGCCAAAAGGTGGCGGCGTTGATGGTCTGGATAGCATTCACTCTGCATGGCGGCAACTGGAGGCTTCGTCTTGGGGAAAAGTTCTGGGCTATGCAGAACTCATGACGCTTGTCGACCGCGACCGTCCAGAACCCGGTATGTGGGTCGAACAGGGTGCGCCGCACGAGGATGCACTTGAGGTGGGTAAGGCGGTTGCCGATCTTGCCCGCTTTGATGTTTCTTTCCCGGATGGCTGGAACCCGGTTGCCGACTGGCAGGATTTCGACGGGCTGACGGCAGATGCGGTGGCGCGGGCGACCGAACGTCTTATGCTGCGTCCTGCCCGTTCGCGCAGCGCTGGCATCGCATCGCTTGTCATCTCCAGCGCCGTGTTGGGGCGAGCGCCCGATTATACCGCGCCAGAACCGGAATGCGTTGTGTTCGCGCGCCGCGAGGGAACCCCGTCATGGTTCGTCCGTAGGTCAGCCGTCGATGCCTTTGGGCGTGAATATTCGGTTGAGGTTGACGGATTTAATCGCCGCGCCCATCGGCCCTATCCTGGCGCCTATCGCAAGTTTGTTCTGACGCCTGACCCGACTGCCGATATCTTGGGTCGGATTGACTATCAGATTTGGGTTGCGGCACTCGCGAAGCTGGAATCAGCACTCATTGATCGGCTCGTAGGCCACAAGTTGACATTTTCGCACCGCTCGGCAACGCCATGGTTGGAGGATCGCGATATGGTCGGCATCCAGCTATGCCGGGCTTTTGGGGACACCAAACGTATGGAACTCCAAAATAAGTGTTGACCTGCTGCAGAAACTTGACTTACACCTTGGATGCTAAAAAAGATTAGACAGAACCCCGGCGCACCCGCGACCGGGGTTTTTCGTTTCATGGGGCGGAATTCGCGATGCTTGTCTATCGGTGGGAAAACATCGAAGGGCTGCGCCGGTACGCCGGCGGCATCAAGCGGCTGCAAACGGAATTTCCGAAAGTTTTGCCGCGCATCGTCAATCAGGTTGGTCGGCGTGCCCGCACCCGCGTGGTGCGCAACCTCACGAAACAAACAGGACTGGAACGGCAGGTCATCGTTCGGGCAGTCAAGAACATTGATACCGCAAAGCCGGGAAAACTGTTCTATTCCCTGCAATCGCGTGGCGGGTTCATCCGTCTGAAGTATTTCAGGGCAAGAGAAACCCGGCAGGGTGTAGCAGCGCAGCCATTTGGGAAGCGCCGCGTATTCCCCGGCACCTTCATCATGGGCGGGCAGTTCCCCTACCGCCACGTGAAGCACTGGAATTTGGAAGGGCATGTCTACCGACGCATTGGCCGCGCTTCGCAACGACGCGTCACGCAGGTGAAGTCGGACGTTCGCATTCCCGATGAGATGGTGCGCGGCGAGACCCGCGATGCATTCGAGCGCGAGGCGACCGTGACCATGCCCCCTCGGGTCGAGGCCGTCATCCGCAAGCTCCTTGGGTGACCCCTCCCCCCTTTTAGGGACCGTATCCGCCCCTAATCCACCGGACGGGCGGGCTCGACTGCCGGTTTTCGCCAGTAGGTCGTTTTGAAAGCGATACACAGATACACGTGCTTGCACGTGTGCATACACACAACGCAAAGCGGGACGCCATGTCGGACGGTGATTGGATTTCGATTTCGGAAGCCGCCGCGCGGCTGACCGCGAGGGGCGATCTGGTCGAGCGCTCGACCCTTTCGCGATACCTGAAACAGCACTCCGAAGCGATCGAACTTCGCGACGACGGCAAGGCCCGCTTGGTCGAATTCAACGCTTTGCTCGCGCACCGGAGCGAGAACATCCGAATCCGCGCGACAAGTCCCACAGCGCGGCCGGCTGCGGCGCAGGGGAATTTTACTCCTGCGCCGCGCTTTTCGGGAAGTCAGTCCGATGGCGCAGCGCGAAAGGCCCAGGCCGACGCCGAACTGCGCGAAATGGACTTGGCGGAACGCCGCAAGACACTGACCAAAGTATCGGAAGTGGATCGTGCGGGCCGCGATGCAGTCGCACTGATGCAGAGTGCGTTCGAACGCGCACTGGAAACGGAGGCCGCAAACGCCTCTGTGAAATACGGGTTCGACGAACGCGCCACGCGTATGGTCCTCAAGGCGTTTGTCCGCAAGGGACTGGAAGTTTTCAATCAGACAATTCTCGGACGGATCGATGCCATGCGCCAGCGGGATGAGGCCGACACGACCGACGAACCAAAAGAGGAAAGCGAGCAGATATGAACGCCCCGCAGCCGCGCGAGCAATTCATGGAATTGCCCCGTGGCGAACTGGTGTTGTTCCGGGGGCTGGAAGCTGCAAGCCGCCCTATTGAGAATCTGACCATTTCCGAGCACGCGGACCGCTATCGTAAGGTTTCGCCGGAATCCGGCTCGCCTTGGCCGGGCGACTTCCGCACTGACCGTGTGCCTTATCTGCGCGAGCCGCAAGATTGCCTGCATCCAGATCACCCGGCGCGTCGTTGCACTGCCCGTTGGGCCGCGCAGCTTGGCAAGTCGACCGCAATCGAGAACTGGTTTTGCTTCATCGTTGACCAAGCACCCGGCTCGATGATGATCGTGCTGCCGACACTGGAAGAAGCGACGAAGTTTAACCGCATCAAGCTTCATCCAACCATTGAGGCGACACCTCGCATCAAGCACAAGGTGCTTCCGGTCAACAGCCGCGATGAACAAGGCTCGACCACGGCATTTAAACGTTTCGCCGGCGGGTTCTGCCAGATCGTCAATGCAGGTTCGTCCAAGGGCCTGCAGATGGTATCGATCAAGTATCTCGCCATGGACGAGATCACCGGCTACCAGAGCGATGTTGACGGTCGCGGCAGTCCTCGCGATCAGGCTCGCGCCCGCCAGAAAATGCATGGCGACACTGCGAAGGAATGGCAGGGATCGACGCCCGGAATTGCAGGTGCGTGTGCGATCAGCGACGATTTCGAGGCTGGGGATCAGCGATACTATTACCTGCCCTGCCCGCACTGCCGCACTTATCAGGCACTGGAATTCGACAACATGTCGCCAGCAGACTCCGAACGAGGTCTGCCGGTGCACTTCCGCTGCATTTCCTGCAACGAGGTCATCCTTGACGGCCACAAACATGAAATGCTGCCGCAAGGAAAATGGATAGCGCGCCGGGTTCGCGAAGGCGAGCCGCCTATTCCTCTTGCGATCCCTGAGGCCGATATTGAGCTATGGCGCTGCAATCCCTGCGAGGGTCGTTGCAGGGACTGGCAACCGTCGTGGCACCTGTGGGCAGCCTATGCGCCGCGCGAGCGTTGGGCCGATATCTGGTCCCGCTGGACGGACGCACAAGGTAACGTCACCAAGCTGCGCACATTCTTCCAGCAGGATTTGGCGCTGCCCTATGACCCTGCCGGCGTCGCAGTCGAACATGAGAAGATTGTCGAGGCGGTGCGCAAGGAATTGCAGCCTTCACGGGTCATACCATCATGGGCTGGTCTCGTGGTTTCCGCTGCCGACGTGCAGGGCTATGGCATCAAGTGGATGGTCATCGCCATTGGTCCGCGCGGCCAATACCAGATCATCGACCGGGAGATTTTTGAGGGAGCCCCTGACCAAAGCGACGAACCGTGGATCAAATTGTCCGATGCTTTCGGGCGAGAATATCCAACCGCCGGCGGCGGCATGAAAGGCATCGACCTTTCCGGCGTCGATTCCGGTTTCGCGACCGACCGCGTTTATCGTTTTTGCGCACCACGTGCGAACGTTTATGCGCTCGATGGCCGCGCACCGCAGGGGCTCCCGTGGCTGGGAACACCAGTCAAGCGGGACATCAAAGACAAGCACCGGCGCATCATTGCAAAGGTTCTTCTCTATCCGGTTGGCCTGTTCGATGTGAAAACCGCTGTCGTCGCCTCACTCGCCAATCTCGTGCTGGGGGCCGATGAGAGCGGGCAATGGCCGCGCAACACGCTGCATATCGCCAACGATATTTGCGACGAAGACTTCGCCAAGGAGTTGACCGCCGAAAGTCTCGTCGATCCGGATGAAGAGGCTCTGTCCAAGCCGTCACGTGGCAAGCGAAAGCTTATCCCGTCAAAGGCGGGCCGCATCTGGAAAAAGATCGCAGGGCGCAAAAACGACTGGTTTGATGCCACCGTTTACGCCTTCGCACTCGGCTGGCACCTCGAACGCAAACTCCGCCTGACCGCAGAGCGGTGGGCCGACCTGCTGGTCAAAGTTCATGGCGTGCCAGCCGAGAATGATTTGTTCGGCCATGCCGAGCAATCTGTCTTCGACAAGCCTGAGAAACCGAAAAAGCCACGCGATACCGAAGCGCGGCGCAATGCATGGAAAAATCGATGAATTTGCTCGACCGCATTAAAGGGGTAGGCCGTGCGCTGCGCTCCGGCACAGTGCTGTCGGGCGTTTCGACGCGACCAACCGCACGCATGTTGCGTGATTCCAAGAGCGGTGTTCTGGCCGCACAACAGGTTTCCATTGTCGACAACCGCGAGGAAATCCGGCGAAGCTGGCGGCGTGCCGCCGCCTATGCACTGGATTTCATCCAGAATTCCGGCAAGCTCAAAGGGGCCTGCGATCAGGTTCTCGTCGATACTGTCGGCGTTGAGCTTGTCTTGCAGCCGCAGCCGGAACTCGCAGAACTCGGTTATTCGCCGGATGAAGTTGCCGCTCTCGTCGCGCAGATAAAGCGGGAATGGAAGCGCTATGCCTGGAACCCGCGCGAATGCGACATGCGGGGCAAGTTCACTCTGCCGCAGCTGGTCGATATCGGTCTGCGTTGGTACATGGCCTATGGCGAAATCACCGGGATTCTGGACTACATGCCGCGCGCCAAGCGCCGGGCGAAGGGGATCAGGACCGGACTGAAGGTCTGCATGACCCCGCCGAGCAAGCTGGTGCAGGACAGCAACGAGTTCGAAAACCTGTTTCAGGGCGTCTATCACGACGAGGACGGAAGCCCCATCGGTTATCTGTTCGAAGAAAAGGTCAACGGCGTCACTCAGAAAGTTCGCTATCCAGCTTTTGACGCGGAAGGGCGACCGACCGTCCTGCATCTGTTCGACCCAACCGACGCAACAGACGTTCGCGGCATTTCAGTTCTTTCGTCCGCTATCCGAAAGCATGCCCAGAAAGAGGTTCTGGACGAAGCTACCCTGCAAACCGCCATCCTGCAGTCCATCTTTGCGGCTGTTCTGACAAGCGAGAACCCGTCGAAGGACGCATTCGAGGCTCTGGAAGCACTGGAGGATGAAGAACTCCGCGACGAGTTCGTCGGCTTTTTGCAAGCCAAGATGGACAAGGCACGGGAAAGCACCATTGGCATCAACGGCACGCCCACTGTCGCGCAGCTGGGGCCGGGAGAAGATCTTCAATTCCGGACATCTGCTACGCCCGGCAAGGAGTATCTGCCCTTCGCCAGCAGCCTCGACCGCGAAACCGCCCGTGCTATCGGCGTCACGTACAGCAGCTACGCCATGGACCATTCGGATGCGACCTATTCGTCCGTTCGTATGGAAAACGCCACCATCTGGCCGATTGCCGTGCGCCGCCGCGAGCGTCTTGCAGCACCAATGTTGCAGGCAATTTACGAAAGCTGGTTCGACGAGATGGTCGGCGAAGGTCGCATCAAGCTTAAGGTTTCTTACGAAGTTTTCGCCGCCAACCGGGAAAAATTTACCTGGGCGCAGTGGCAGGGGCCGGCAGCACCGACCGCCGACGATTACAAGAGCGAGCGCGCAGTATCCGAACGCATCTCGAACGGCACATCATCAATTGCCATCGAATGCGGTCAGAAGGGAATCGACCCGGACGAACTGTTTAACCAGCAGCAACGCGAACACAAACGCTATGTCGCGGCCGGCATGCGCTCTCCCTATGAGCGCCCGAACCAGCCCCCTTTGCCGGTGGACGATCCGCCAGATGACAACCAAAAGAAGAAAGCTGCGGCATGAACACGATCCGCATCAGAAAAACGGAAATCGATCTTGATGACCCGTGTGCGGCGGCCAAGAAGCTTCGCGGTCTCCGCATCCAGATTGCCGCCGGCGGCCAGACCGAAGTTGTGCGCTTCGGTGATGATGAAGTCCGGTATGGCAAGACCAATATCGCGGCGCTCGATCAGGAAATCGAACGCCTGACGGCGGAATGCCAGAACATCAGTGGCGGTCCTCGCCGCCGGTACGCGAAGCGCATGCGCTTCTGCTGACCTAACAGGAGTTTCCAACATGCCCGTTCTCCAGAACGGCGAACTCATACTTTACGGGTTCGTCGGCGATAACTTTTGGGATGAAGGCTTCACGGCACGGGATGTGCTCGACGCCCTCGCCGAGGTCGGCCACACCACCGATATTCCCGTGCGCATCAACTCATCGGGTGGGTACGTCGACGACGGCGTGGCCATTTACAACGCACTGAAGGCCCACAAGGGCAAGGTCACCGTCTACATCGACGCGCTGGCCGCATCCGCCGCTTCGGTCATCGCTATGGCCGGGGATGAGCGCATCATGCGTACCGGTTCGCTCATGATGATCCACGATCCGGCTTCCGTGACCTATGGCAATGCGGACGAGCATGAAGCGGCCCGCGCCCGGCTCGATAAGCTTGGCGATTTGATGGCCGATATTTACGCCGACCATACGGGCGAAGGTGCCGAAACGATCCGTGCCGACATGCGCGAAGAAATCTGGCTGACCGGCGATGAAGCGGTCAAGCGAGGTTTTGCCACGGGAACTGAACAAGCCAAGGCCGTTGCATTTTCAGCCTTCGATTACCGGGTTTACGCCAACGCGCCCGACAGGCTCAAGCGCCTGGCGCAGATGAATTCATGGTCCATCGACCGTGAGATGACCGCGGCCGCACCCGCCGCCGCACCAACCAGTCAAGAGGATGACGACATGACTGACAAAAAGCCGGCGGGACAGCCTCCCGTCGATATCGCAGCCGCAACCGCCAATGCCGAGAAGGCGACCAAGGAGCGGATCAAGGCCATCATGACCAGCCCCGAAGCGTCGGGGCGCGAACAACTGGCCAGCCATTTTGCCTACGACACCACGATGTCGGCAGAAGATGCCATCAAGGCGTTGACCGTGGCGCCGAAGGCAGAGGCCGCAGGCCAGACCGAACCGGACCCCGCGCAGGATTATGAACAGCGACGGATGCTCGCTTCGGGTCAATCGCAACCGCAGCCACCGCGCAAGCCCGGAACACCAACCGCAAAGATCAACACCGGCGAGATTTACGCCTCGCGGCGTCAAGCGGCCAAGTAGGAGAAACCACCCATGGAAAACAAGGTTATGGGTCCGCGCCCGCTCGAATTCATCCTGCATGAAGGCGACGGTCATATCTCGCGCGATGTTGCGAAAATCCCCGCTGGCACCGGCAAGCTCAAGCCCGGCACCGTTCTCGGTGAACTGACTGCGACCAAGGGCAGCTTCATTCCCTCCCCTGCCGCCGAAGTCGCCGGGAAGGAAGGCGCGGAAACTGCAAAGGCGATCCTTTGCTATGCCGTCGATGCCACAGACCACGATGAAGAAGCCGTCATCATCAATGTGCACGCCGAGGTGAAAACGTCGCTGCTGGTGTTCGACGCTTCCGTCAACGACGCTGCCAAACAGGCGGCAAAACTCGAACAGTTGCGCGCCGTTCATATCAAGGCCCGCTAAGGAGAACCCACATGCCAGGACTTGATATTTTCAACGATGACGCGTTTTCGGTGCAGACGCTGACTGCAGCCGTCAACAATCAGCCCTACCGCCCCGGCCAGATCGGCGCTTCCGGTATGTTCGAGGAAGATGGCGTCACCACCACGATTGTATCTGTCGAGGAGCGTGACGGCACCCTCAGCCTCGTCGAACCGACCGAACGCGGCGGACCCGGTGAAACTGCTACCGGCGAGAGCCGCAATCTGATCCCATTCAATGTGGACCACTACGAGCGAAACGACTCTGTTAAAGCGGACGAAGTTCAGAATATTCGCGCTTTCGGCACTGAAAACGAAGTCGAACAGGTCACCGATCGCGTCATGGGCAAAGCCGACCGACATTTGCTCGACCTTGACATGACGCTCGAACATCAGCGGGTCGGCGCGATCAAGGGTATCGTAACTTCGAAATCGGGACGCGTTCTGCACGATCTGTACAACCGCTTCGGAATTGCCGTTCCGGCTCCCGTATCGCTTGACCTGGGGAACGATGCGGCCAAGGTCGACGAAATTCTGGAAAAGGACGTTGCCTGGTCTATCGAAGATGATCTCGACGGCTTCTACGACCATTTCCATGTCTGGACCGGGCGCAATCTTCACCTCAAGCTTTGGGGGCATAAGCGCATTCGGGAAACCTTCCTCGCCACCAATGGTGCGGCTCAGCTTCGCGAGGCAATCCCCGACAAGTTCACGGTCGGCAAATTTGTCTTCGAACGATACAAGACCGGCTCGCGCGCCACGGCCAATCTGGACGCAGCATATATCGACCATAACGAGGGCCGCGTCACGCCGATGGGTGCACCGGGCCTCTTTATCACCCGCTTTGCTCCGGCTGATTACATGGAGACCGTCAATACCAAGGGTCTGCCGCGCTACATGAAACAGATTCCGATGCTCAACGGCAAAGGTATCGATATCGAAGTGCAGTCGAATCCAATTTCGCTTTGCACCAAGCCCGGCGCCCTGCGCAGGATCACCCTCTAACCAGCATTAGGAGCACAGGCCCGCGTCCGTTGAAGCGGGCCGCAGTGTTCATGCATGAGGTTCACCCATGTCGAAGAAATCCACTATCGTCGTCGCATTTCCGCACGGCGGCATTATACCTGCCGGGGTTCTGGAAAAGCCTGCAAACGTTTCCGTTCTCCCTCATGAGCCGATCGAAGTTCCGAGATTTTACGGCGAGCATCTGATTTCCGACCGCATCGCCTATGATTTTGTCGAGGCAGAGACGCGGAAGAAGGCCGACGCCGCATCGGCGGCAAGGGATGCCGAAACCGCGCGGGCGGATGCGGAAACGTTGGAAGCGCTCAATGAGCAAATCGCCCGGCTCACCTCCGAGAACGAAAAGCTTATTGCCGAACTGGATGAGGCCGACAAGAAGATTTCCGCACTGGAATCGGACAAGGTCAAGCTTTCCGGCGAGATCGGCTCCCTGCAGGCCGATTTGACGGATGCAGACAAGGCCTTTGCGGATGAACGCGACCGGCTCGGCAAGGAACTGGAAGCGGAACGCAATAATGTCGTCATGCTGACCGAGCAACTGGCCGAAGCCACAAAGCCCCCGGTTCAGACGCAGGAATCCCTGAAAATGGACGGCGACAGCGGCAAATCGAAATGAGCCCGTCGCCCTTCGAAGAACACCGGGACGCGCTATACGACGAAGTGGATGCGGAGTTTGCCGAACCGCTGCGCATCTTCTTCCTCGAAAAGGGACAGACGATTTTGGGGCGCAAACCAACCGACATTAATGCCGTCCTGCGAACGGCGGGCCGCGATGCGTTCCAGCCCGATGGCGGCAACAATGCCGATTGGAATATCAAGCTTGCCGCCGGCAAGGCGACACTGGCGATTGACCGCGCCGCGTATCCGGAACTTGAACTCGCCAAAGGCTTCCGCGTCTGCGCGCTTTCCCGTAAGGACCAGCCGATGTTCGAGGTGCAATTCGTGGATGCCCGCTCACACCGGCGCCTCTATGCAATTTTGGGCGAATCCGCGTCGTTGAAACCAAAGGATGTCTGATCATGAGTCTTGCCCGCATCGCACTGCGCACTACTGCGGTCGAGGCGCTCAAGGGCCGCACCCGCGCCTTGATGAATGTGTTGGACAGCGAAATCGGCATTATCGACAGCGATAGTGGCGGCACTGTTACCATAGAATCCGATCAGTATTTCATCGCGATATATACCGATGTTGGGAAAACGCAGGTAGGCGATAATGAATTGCGCTCTTTGCTGTTGAACGGGCGAACGGAAATCATGTTCGAAACAGGAGTAACGGCCAGCATGGGCGTTACCGATCCGGAAACTGGTGAGAACAGACTTCCTGAAATTGGCATTCCCGGCACTGACGGGAATTTCGAATTCACGCTCGATCTCATTTCGCGGGAAATCGTGCAGGCGCTGACCGATCCGGACAATGCCTGGGGACAGCTATTCCTTAGTTTCATCTACCGCACCGTTTCGACAGAGCGAACCCGCGTCGGCAATATTGCCGATGGTATTCGCCTTGCAGCCCATCAAACGAAAATCATCGTCGACCTGATCGATGACCCGGAACCCAGATGTCCGCTCGATCCCGAAGCACCATTCGCGCGCTTTATTGCCCTTGCGCTGGCAAGCGAGGATGAAAGCCTGCAAAAAAAGGCCACCTTCATGGAGGCCATCATCACCGGAAACCGCGAGCCTTGGGAACGACTGCAGCAGGTGCACGGGATGACTGCGCAGGAACTGCTTGCGCTGGGGCTTGGTCCGCATGCGTCGGACGCGGATCGGGCAACACCGGCATGGACCGGCAGCACAATCGAAATTGATGGCCTGTCACCAACAGCAGAGGTGCCATGATGTATCGCGACCTGCTCGCAATGAAGATCGACATAGAGATGCTGAAGACAGCCTTCGGTAAATCCCTGAAAGTCGGCCCCATCGAACAGGTCGATGCGAAGAGGGGCTACCGGATTAAGCTTGGCGAGGACGAAAACGGCCAACCGTTTCTGTCGCCATGGTACCCGCATCCAGAATCGGGCGGCGCAACCAGCACCTGGGCGCCGCTGTCGAAGGGACAGATTGTCGGAATGATCAATCCGACCGGCGATGCACGGCAGGGCATTTTGCTGCGCGGCGGCTTTTCCGACGTCAACCAACCGCCGAGTGCCGATCTGCTTGCCAATGTCCTGAAGGCATTTGGTGTCACGGTGACCGTCAAGGACGGGACTGTAACAATCGACGGCAATCTTGTCGTCAAAGGCAACGTCGACTTCAAGGACGGCCACGTCAAGCACAATGAAGCCAATATCGGCGACACGCACATTCATGGCGGCGTCGATCGTGGCGGCGCGACAACCGACGAACCTGCGAACTGAAAGAACCCATCATGAGCAAGAATACCTATCGCGTCCGGCCCGGCGTGGGCTGGGTGAATGGCGCACGTGTGCCAAGCTCCGGCAAGGTGTCCCTCACGGCGTCGGAAGCCCGGTTTGATCTCGACCATGGGCGGATCGAGCCGGTTGCCCCCAAGCCCAGGTCGACAGAACGCGGCGAGGCCGAAAACGATGGTGGGAATTAGCCGCTTCACTGGCCTGCCAATCTCCAATCTGGAATCGGCCTACCAGTCCGTGGAAGTGATCCTGATGCGCCGCATCGGTTCGCTTGTCGGACGCCGCGAGTTCGGGGCCGGCATCGTCGAATTGCTGGGCCGTAAGATGACCCCGCACCTGTTTGCTGCCTTCCAATCGCTTATTGCCACGGCGATTGACCTTTGGGAGCCGCGCTTTCTGGTCCGTCGCATCATCGTGACCGGCACCGTTGACCAGATTCGTTTGGGGCACGCAGGTTTCCAGATTTTGGTGGACTACCGTCCTCGTGGTCACCTGGGCGATATGACCGTCGAGCGCGTCCTCACCTTCGGGCTTGGCATTTCCTCCGGCACTGTCGTGGTGAAACCGTTATGAGCACTTTCGATTTTTCCACCTTGCCACCGCCAGAGGTGATCAAGACTTTCTATTTTGAAGCCATCCTTGCTGAACGCATGGCGGACCTGCGTCTGCGTTTGGCGGACGCCGGGATTGACTACGATGTCGGTCATCTTGAAACCGATATCCTGAAAGTGGTTCACCTCGCCGACAGCATGCGCGAGGTCACCTTGCGCACAGCAATAAACGATGCCGCCATGGCGAACCTCCTAGCTTTCGCGCTTGGCGGCGACCTAGATCACCTCGCACATTTTTATGATGTCGAGCGGCTGGTCGGCGAGACCGACAATGCGCTGCGCGATCGCACAGTGCTTGCGATCAAGGCACGCTCTCCCGGCGGCTCGGAATGGTGGTATGCGGCTGCGGCCAAGCGAGCAGACGTTCGCATTCGCAGCGTCAAAGTTTATCGGGAAGCTTTCTGGCCAATCATTCATATTGCTGTGCTGTCCAGCGCGAGCGGTGGCATTCCCGATCAAGCGATGCTGGATGCGGTCACTGCCGAGGTCATGAGCGACAGGGTACGGCTTCTCAATGATACGCTGATTGTCGAGCCTGCCGTCGCTACGGGCACTGATATCGATGCCGATATTTGGCTTCTGCCGGATGCTGCTTTCGGTTTGATGGATGTGCTGCCCGAAATCCTGCGGCAAGCGTGGCAGGCGGAAGCCGGAATAGGGTTTGATCTGGAACCGTCATGGATTGAGGCGCGCCTGCATGTCGCTGGCGTGAAGCGGGTGCATGTTCGCAGCCCATCCGCGCCGGTTATCGCATCTGCAGGTGTGGCGCTCACTCCCGGCGCAATAAAGCTCAACTATATGGGACGGGACTATTGATGGCCGGCGTGATGGAAAGACAACATCTCCTCGGCGACGATGCAGCACCCACGCCCTTGGAGCGTGTTCTGTCGGAATCCCTTGATAAGCTTCCGGCCTTGATGCCGGGTGTGGAATCGCTTCGCGGCTTCAAGTTCAACCCACCGGATCAGATTGTTCCCTATCTGATAGCCGAATACGGGCTGAATGAAATTGCCGATTATCTGCCTGATCTGCGCGCCGCGCTGCTTGAGGGAGTGGCTTGGCAACGCCTGATCGGCACGCCCGCCGCCATGCACAAGGCATTGCGATGGATACGTCATGACGGCGATATCGAGGAGGCCGCGTTCGATGATGCAAAGTGGTGGCAGTTTCAAATCCACCTGCCGTTTGAGGTCCGCAACACAGACTTTGTAAAGCCGATGATGCGGCTCGCCAAAGCGTCAAAGCCGCTGCGATCGGATTTCATTCGTGTGACGGCTGGATGGGATGTTCGGGCTTTCCGGCTCGATACGCACCAGCTCGACGGCGGCGCTTACCTTGATGACTGGTCGGGCATTCGCCGGACACCGGACGAACCCGTTTTGTCGTTGCGTTTCCATCACCGTGACCGTGTTCGCTTCTGGCCCCAGAGTGTCGTCACGGTGCGGTACGCCACACACCTGACCCAGCCCTACCGTGTCCGCTACGATCTGCCGTTGCGGCAGCAGCAGGGCATGTTCGCAGCACTATCAACTCGCCTCACGCGCTATAGCGAACCGGCTATCCAGCCGTTCCGGAACGCGCCTTTCGTCTCCGCACCGTTCGGAAAGCCAGCTTTCCGGGCGCATTTAGGGCTTTCATAGATGGCTACTCCAGTTTTTACCGTCGGTTCCCGCACCATTGTCGCACAGTTGCTGATGCAACAGCCGCTTTTTCTGGCTGTTGGAAGTGGCGATCCCGCCTGGGATGATATTCCGCCGCCTGCCACGCCAGAGGAAGAATCGCTCGAAATGGCGGCGCTATCTCAAGAAACCGCCCTCAAAAACTGCGTCGGCTTTACCCGCATCCGCTCGAAATCCTTCGTTGTGCCGGATGAGGCTGGAACGATCGTCATGCTGGACGGCTCCAAGTGGTCGAAAACCAACGATCCGCGTCCGGCTTTCATGCTCGAATATCTGCTGGAGCTGGAAGAGGCGACTGGCTTCTCTTTGCGCGAAAGCGGCGTTTATGTCGGCACGCAGTTCGCGGCCAGCGTTCCAGCCGGTCAAATGTACGTGCCGCTTGCGGACGTGACTTCGCTCGGCACGCTGATCCAGCTCACCCGCTTTCCCCCGATTGTTCGCGACGGTTCGCTAAGCCAGTCGATGACGCCAATTCTTGAGGTCTAAGCCCTATGAGCATTTTCATTCGACACGGCTTTCTTGACCGCTACAGCCGAAGTGCAAAGCGGTTCGCCCTTGCCTTCAAGAAAAAGCTCTATCTGCAATCGACGGACCTGAACGAACTTCAGTCCATGGCCGACGACAAGATGCGGCGCGGGTTCGACGCGCTGTTCCAGGACGGACGCGTTACGGCTGGCCCGGCCCCGGTTGTCGAGGAAGTTGACGAAGACCATATCCGCGTAAAGCTCGGCGATTGCACCGTCTATGTGGGCGGCTATTTCCATGATGTTCCTGCCGCCGAGTTCGTGCTTGCCAAAGCGGGCACGGCCTATATCGGCGTGATCGTCACCGAAAACACAGTGGACGATGTGGCCGATCCGTCGCTCAAGGGCAGCATTCCCGATACGCAGGCTTTTATGCAGCCGGGCGCGAGCCGGATCGAAATTACCGTCGCGTGGTCGCATTCGCGTCTCGACAATGAAATCCCGCTCGTCAATGTCTATACCGTTCTCGACGGCACGATATTGATGTCGGACACCAACACCGAATTCTCGGAAATCTACAAGGCGCTCGCTCGCCAGTCGGACGAAAGCAACGGCAGCTTTGTCAATTCCGGCTATCACGTGACGGCTGTCGAGATCGACGCCCAGGGCAACCAGGTGTTTTCGGTTTCCGAAGGCGTGGCATGGCTCAACGGCTGGCGTACGGCGCGTTCCCAGGCATTGCGGTTTGTCATTCCTGAAGAACCGGACCTTGCGCCCGTCGATAATGAAACGCACCGTTTCACCGCCGAGACAGGCGGCGAGCAAACCATCCAGCTCACCAAGTCACCTATCGCCAAGGTTCGCCGCGTCACCATAGTGAAGGAGACAACGCAGACGATCGTGCACGGTTCCTATACCGGCGTTACCGATCAGCTGCCGCATTCGTCCATCAAACAGATTTTCAAGGTGTGGGATACGACGCGCGAATATCCGGCCACCACGTCATGGATCAATTCGGGCGGTTCGCTCGACTGGTCGCCGTCCGGCCCGGAACCCGCGCCGGGCGCCTCCTATGAAATCCACTACCAGTATTATGAGAACATCATCCTTGCGCCTGAAGCCATCGGGCGCGGTTCGCTCAAGATCAGCGGCGCGGCCAAGGATACGGACGTATTCCTTGACTATGACTACAAGCTGCCGCGCATCGATGTGATCGCGCTGATCCCAGGCGGCTATCTCGCTCATATCAAGGGAACATCGTCCGCAACCCGGCCACGCGCGCCGTCCGTTCCTTCAACACATCTGGAGCTTGCTCGCGTCACCAATAATTGGGGCTTGCTGCCAAGCATTGAGCAGACGGCCGTTCCGAATATGGACTATTCGGAAATGCGCAATTTGAAGGAAACGGTGGTCAATCTGGCCGATCTGGTGGCGCAGCTGCGCCTGCGCTTTGATGTCAACGCGCGGGACGTTTCGGCCCGGCGCGGAATGTTTGTCGATTCCTTTGTCAATGATGCCATGCGCGACCAGGGCGTGGCGCAGACCGCTGCGAGCTATGGCGGCAAGCTGCGCCTGCCGATCAAGACCACGGCGCATGAGTTCCCGACGATGACAGAACCTTTGATGCTGCCATTCACCGAGGAAATTGTTCTGAGCCAGTTGCGCGAAAGCGGCGAGATCGAGATCAACCCGAACGCCGTCTTTACCGCCGTGCCGGGTCGCGCAACGCTTAATCCGGCAACGGATACGTGGACCGACAAGAACACCGTCTGGTCATCAAGCGAAACGCAAAGCTTCGATTCTTCGATGGGCGAATATCTGCCCGATTACATCACCGGCATCGACATCACGGCCAATGTCGAAAAAGTCCGGACCGATGTGAAAGCGGCAGAGTTCATAAGGCAGCGCTCGCTTGCGTTCCGCATCGAAGGTTTCCGGCCCAACGAAACACTCGACAAGATCTACTTCGATGAAATCGAGATTGCGCCGGCAACGCTTTCCGGTCCTGCCGGCAAGGATGGCGTCATCACCGGGACGCTCGACATTCCGGCCAAGGTTCCGACCGGCACCAAGATCGTTGTGTTTCAGGGAGCGTTCACCGAAGCCTCGTGCACCTATGCGGCGCGTGGTGAGATCACCACGGAAGAATACCGGCTTGCGACTTCGGTGCAGACCACGACCGCAACCATGCCGCAGCCGGTCGTCAACAACACCGTCATCAACAATGTCACCAACGTGACCAACGTCACCCAACAGACCGGCAATCAGAACAATTCCCGCGTGATCCAGCCGCGTGAACCCCGGAGTGCGCACCATGACTAACCCGATCTCGCAACCCTTCGTGCTGACTGAATCGCGTTGCCTTACTGGCGTGTCGGTCAAATGCGCTCGCGTCGGTGATCCCGCAAAGCCGGTTCTTGTCCAGATCAGGCCCATGGAATACGGCATGGCTGATCCGAAGACGGTTCTGGCCGAAGCCTATGTCCCCGGCTCGGCGCTGAAAGAAGGCGAGTTCTTTGACGCCAATTTCCGCTATCCGGTCTACGCCGAGAAAGCCCGCAATCTTGCAATCGTTCTCATGACGGACGATCCCACGCGCACGGTGGCGGTTGGCAGGCTGGGCGACGTGGACAAAACCGGCCAGCTCATCAGCCAGCAGCCGTTCACGGTCGGCTCGCTTCAGATATCGTCCAACGGCGCGACCGTCACCACGCTGGACGGCACCTATCTGGTCTGCAAGCTGCGCGGTGCTCGCTTTACCGAAACCGAAAAGCGCGCCTATGTCGGCACGTTCAAGGCGGCGAAAATGTCCGATATTCTGGTGTCAGCTGGTGTGGAATATCCAGAAACCGGCACCGATGTCGCGATTATCCTGAAGCGCCCGGATGGGAGCGAAATCGTATCGTCGCCGACGCAGGCGCACATGCTGACCGAATATATCGTCAACGAGGATATTCAGGTGTTCGCCCATTTGCGCGGGTCAGACCGCGTGACGCCGTTCGTGTTCCCCGGCGTCCAGGTGCGCGAGGGCGAATTGCAGCCGACCGCCAATTATGAAACCCGCTCCGTCGAGTTCAAAGACGCGAGCAAGGTTGTCACCACGATAGAGGCGAAGCTTCCGAGCGGTTCTTCAGCGCAAATATCGATCGGTGTGCAAGGTGACTTCGTCCAGGTCGCGCCGATCGAGGCGACCCCGCTTGGCGACGGCGTGGCCGAGCAGACCTATGAGCGGCCCGACTATCCTGAAGCAAATCTGGATGCCCGCACCCGCATTGTTTTGAACGGAACGCCAGCAGCGCGACCAGAAATATCGAACTTGCGCATGTGGATTTCGAAGGTGGCATGACATGGCAGAACAACGCAAATATTCGCCAAACTACAATTGGGCGCTGCCACTGCCGCAGGGCAATCAGATTGTCGAGATCAAGCAGATCGGCGACACGATCAGCGAAATCGATGCCTCGTTCAAGACGTTCGTGGATGCCTATAACGCCCACAAGCACAAGTTCCGCGATATTGAGGAACTGCCGACGACGCTTGAAGGCTACGGCATTGCGGATGCGATGACCACCGAACAGGTGGGGAGCGCGATTTCGGAATCAAGTCAAAGCCTCAGCCAGTCTTTTACCCAGGCGCTGGCCGGTGTGGCCGAAACCATTGGTAAAGCGCTTGGGCTGCGAGTTCGCGTTGATGATGCGCAGGAATTTAGCCTCGCGCAAAAGAAGCGCGCACGAGACAACATCGAGGCGGTTGGTGTTGTCGATAAGGGCGCTGCCGGTGGTGTCGCGCCCCTTGGTGCTGATGGCAAGGTTGCTTCCACCTATCTGCCCGCGCTCACAACAACCGCAACGGTTGGCGCTGCCATGGCCGGAGCCAACGGCAAGGCAGCGCCCGACGATGGCGATTTTTTCGGCGGCGTTCTTGCTGGCGCCTCGACCATGTTCAAAATCACATGGGCAAACATCAAGGCTGCACTGGCCGCAATTTTTGTAAGCAAGGCAGGCGATACGCTCACAGGGTCGCTTGGAGGCGTTTCGGTTTCGGGGGGCCGTTCCTCGTTCTGGGGGAATGCCGAAGGTGGCGGTTACGCGCAAATGTGGACACGAGGCGCTCCCTTTTATTCTTCAGTCAGCCTCACCGGCTCATCATACGCGCCTGTAATCGCCGAGAAATACGGAAATCCCGGTTGGGGCGGTATCTGGTCCGCTGGCGTTCTCAATTATTCCAATGGTGCGGCGGCAGGGTTCGCGATCCATCACCTGAATTCATCTGGCAACGAAAATGTCGCCTTCGAGTTCCGAGCAGATGGAACACTTAGATTGCCAGGTGCGGTTTATAAAGGCACGGCAACTGCCGCCTATGGCGACGGCGGAACCTATTGGATGCATATCACCGGCAACGCTGGCTACGCTGCAAGTGCAGGCAACGCAAATACTGTGGGAGGCTGGTCGCAAGGAACAATTGCGGATCAAGACAACTGGCGGGTCACAGATACTCGTTTCGCCGGTTATGTGGAACATGCAATGGAGAGGGACACAGGCTGGCATGCACCAAGCGGTTACGTCTTCACCTATGCGTACCGCAAAGGCGGCGATCAGTACTATTTCGGTGCCCGACAGCCACAAATTTACATTCCCAATGCAGGTTGGCGAGCACTAGGAGGCTGGTAATGAAAATCTTCGGCAAGATGATAGAAACGCCAGAACGGGTTAGAATTCCACCTGTTCAAATCGGCGTGGATGACGATGGCGAACCAATCTTCGGCCCCGAACAAGAATACCCCGTCCGGATATTTCGCAACAAAGATGGCGTAGACTGGTTTGACTTGGTCAAATTGTTTCCCCATCCTTATTACATCGCTGTCGATGATAATAGCCGTGTCGTTTCGATGACTGACGATTTCCAGGAATCGCAGATTGCCGGTTATACGCTTGTGGGTATTGATACCGACTTCGGTTTCACGTTTGGCCCCGGCGGAACAGTCTATGGCGCAAATTGGACAGGCACCGAAATTATACCAAACGCTTCCGATATAGTGCCGGAGGAAATAAGCCGTCGCCAATTTTTCCAGCAACTAGCAGTCGCTGGAATTATAACAAACGCAGAAGCCCTCGCGGCCATGAAATCGGGGACGGTCCCACAGGCGTTGCAAGCGATCATAGACGCGTTGCCAACCGAACAAGACCGGTTTACCGCCGAAATGCTTGTTATAGGCGCGGATACCTTCAACCGTTTGCATGCCCTCACTGAAACAGTCCGCCTGGCAATGCAGTGGACCGAAGAACAGCGGGATAGTTTTTGGCTGGAAGCTTCTAAGCTTTAGTCGAATGCGTTCTATTTTCGATTGAAATGTGAAGTGGCCGCAGTTATTTAAGCTTTGCTTATTGGGGGCTTTCATGGACGGGTCAAACTTCGCACCGGCGTCGCCTATGGTTATGGCGGCGTCAGACGAACGCTACTTTCGTAAACATGCTGTCGGGTTTGCCAAATCGGCCTTAGCTGCTGGACACGACGTCCATATTGTTATTTCGCCGAAACCCGGTCCGAGTCTTCCACAACGTGCCCGAGAATTGGAAGCGGAGCTTGTAGTCCCCTTCCTAAAGGGCTTTACCGCGCCAGAACTAAAGCGAATGCGCGTCGAAGTTGTCGCCGACCCTCGCGCCATGGCAGATATCGACGATCGCGAGGCGGTTGTGTTCTATCAGTCGCTAAGGTTTTTCTATCTCCCTGCGTTGCTTCGGGCGTGTAGACGTCCAATCGTCGTTCTCGATATCGACAGCCTAATAATGAAACCGATCCCGGCCCGCATTGACGGGGAAGTCGGGTTGTACCTGCGCCTTGGCAATCGGAACGGGAGAACTGCTTTTGAGCGCGAAGGAATGCAGGTTCTCGGCGCTATGGTCTATGCCGACCCGAAGGGTGTTGGTTTCTTCGACGACGTAGTGAGTTACTTGGATAACCATTTACGGCAGTATTACATCGATCAGCATGCGCTCTATCACACATTCTTGGCTAATGACGATGTACGGATTTTTGACATAGCCGAAACAGGTTGGCTCGACTGGACTTTCAAGCCCGGCGCGACAGTCTGGACAGCAAAAGGAAAAAAGAAGCGTCGTAATCTAGTCTATGTTCGCGAGAGATTGCGTCTGGAAGGGCGTGGGGTTCTGGCCTCCGCTCTTGTTTTGACGGGATACGCTCTTGGGTTGATCCGCACGTAGAAAAACAGCCGCCTTCGGGCGGCTTCTGTTTTCGAGAACCGCCCTTGAGGCGGTTTTTTATGCCCCAAAAGCCCGGCCGTCGCGCCGGGCTTTTTCTTTTCCAACAGTCTGCCCGAAGAGCGGGCGACAAAGACAGGAGACAACCGATGTCGGCACCGACTTTCGGCATGACTTTCACGCGTCCAAATGATGAGCCGTTGCCGGTAATCGGCGCGGACTTCTCGAAAATTCTACTCATCGAAACATCCGAAGGTGCTTCGGCATCATCGTATCCTATCGGCGACCCGGTTCGCATCTCGACAAGCGATCCCGCTGCAGTTGCGGATCTCGGCACGGGTTATCTTGCCGACGCGGTCAAGGCCATCAATGCGCAAGTTGCACGCTTGAACTCAGGTGCCGACGTAACGGTGGTCCGCGTGACTGAGGGCGCCACTCCGTCGGTGACGGCCGCAGCGATTGCCGAAGCTCTCGCAAATGTCGGACATATTCCATCGGCGGTGAACGCAACCCCGCGCATTGTCTGGGCTGGCCGCACCGCTTGGCGTCCGGACGATAGCACGGTGAACCCAGTCGTTGCCGCCTTGCCCGCAGCTTGTGAACGGCTGCTGGCTATTGCACCTGTTGATGTTGACGACACCAGCAAGGAAGCGGCGATCTCGGCGCGCGAGACGATGAATTCCCAGCGCCTTATGCCAATCGGCGTTGCCGCCCGTGTGTTTGAAGGCACTGAACTGGTAACCCGCCCGATGGGGCCGCGCGTTGCCGGTCTTTTCGCAGCTGTCGACAATGCCCACAGGGGTCGGCCATTCGACCCGATTGCAAACCAGCCTATTCAGGGTCTGGCCGGGCTTTCCCGCAACATCCCATTTTCTCTGTTCGACGGCTCCTCGGAAGGGCAGATGCTGCTCGAAAGCAATGTCTCCATCGTGGCGCGTGGCGAAACCGGCGTGGATGGTGCGATTGCCGACGGCGGTTTCGTCTTCATCGGCACCGACAACACCGATACGGGCGAACTCTGGAAGCAAATCCATCAGGTTCGCGGTGCCGACTATCTGACCGTCAAGATGGCGCAGATCACCCGGCAGTTTCTCGGCCCGAAAATCACGGCAGACGCTGCGGAAGCATGGCTGAATTCGCTGAAATTCATGCTGCGCGATCACAAGATCGACGACGATATTCTCGGCTACGAAGTCAAATTCGTTGCTGAAAAGAACAGCCCGGAGAAAATTCGCCTCGGTCATCTCACCGTCAACATCGGGATCGAGCCGGCGCCATCCTTCAAGGTCGCTAACCATGAGGTCAGCCGCTACCGGCCAGCGGTCGAAGGTCTCGTCGCCGAAATCGTCGCCCGCCTCAATTCGCTCGCCTGACCTTCATCCAGTCTCGAATTCCGAAAGGGAATCTCATGCAAACGCTTTACCAGATGGTGGCGGTCGATGTTCGCCGCGCCGAAGAAGCCGGTTCCTCACGCGCCAATCTTGTCTCCAAGCTCACCATCCCGTCATTGAAGTTCATTACGTCGACCCACAATCCGGGCGGCGGTGTTATGAGCGTCGACTTCTCCCAGCCGCGCATTGAAGCGCCGGAACCGGCTATGGAGGTCAAGGGGTTCGATACGGATATCTTCCGCGATCTTGGCGAAGTGAGCCGGTGGATTTTCGCAGGTGCCGTGAAGGACAAGAAAACGGGCAAGCTCGTCCCGTCCCGCGCCATCATTGAGGGTGCCATCACCGAATGGACTCCTGATGAAGGTTCGCCCGAAGACTTCATGGGCTGCAACCATGTGTTCAAGGAAGTGACCCACTACGAATTCACCCTCAACGGTGAAGAGCTTTTCTACGTCGATTTCTGGGAACGCATCTTGCGCACCGGCGGTGTCGATCGCTTCTCCGATGTCCGCCGCGCACTTGGCGCATAACTCACCCTCATCTTTTGGTGTTTCAATGGAAAATGAACTGACCATTCCGCATAAGCTGCTTGTTCCTATTGATGATGAGAACGGCGGCAAGATAACCGACCTTGCCTTCACCGAACCTGATGTCGGCCAGATGATCGATGTCGAGGAGACCTCGCAGAGAGAGGTCGAGCGCACTATGCGTATGTTGGCCATGATGTGTGGATTGCCGTTTCAAGTGTTCCGTAAGATCAAGGGGCGCGATATCGCCCAGATCGTCGCCAAGACTGAAAGTATCTTGGGAAACGTGAAATAGGACGCGGGTCCGGCTGGCGGGACCTTGCCATCCTTATTTCACACCTCACTTCCACCCCCCGCAATATCGTCGACCGCTACCCCTGCTCTTACGCAATCCGTGAGCGGGACGCGGCTCTTCGGGTCATGAAGGCTATTGGAAATGTCCGTCATTGAAAGCAAACTCATCGTCAGCTTGTTCGACAAGGTGACGGGGCCTGCTCGCGGGCTGTTTGGCACTATGAACCGTTTGCGGGGGGCTGCGGACAATTTCGCCGCTTCCCAACGCCAGCTTGCCGCTCCTGTCACTGGAACGCTCGGCAGGATTGCGGCTATCGGGGCCACCTATCTCAGTCTCGATCGCGGAATTCGAGGAACCGCTGGCGCTGCCATTGAGTTCGAATCTGCCTTTGCAGACGTGAAAAAGGTGGTCGAAGCGACCGACAGCCAGTTTTTAAACATGCGGAAATCGATCCTCCGCCTGTCCACGGCCATTCCCATCACAGCATCCGGTTTCGCGGCGATCTACGCCGCAGCCGGCCAATCCGGCATCGCGAATGAAGAACTGGAGTCCTTTGCTGAAGCGACTGCAAAGGTTGCCACAGCGTGGGAAACGCCCGTCGATCAGACTGGCGAGGCGCTCGCCAAGATAAAGACTGCGCTTCGCCGCGATGTTAAGGACACAGTGCTGTTGGCAGACGCCATCAATGAAATCGGCAACGTGTCGGCAGCAAATTCGCCTGACCTACTTGAATATACGAACCGTGTTGCCGCCTTTGCCGAAACAGCAGGCTTCTCTGCCGAGCAGGCATTAGCCTTCGGCGGCGCCATGATCGGCTCCGGGTTCGAACCGGAAGTCGCCGCCACTAGCTTCCGCAATCTGACCAAGGCTCTGACAACAGGGGAGAACGCCACAAAGCGGCAGCGCCTTGCGTTCCAGCGTCTCGGCCTCGATGGCATTAAAGTCGCCAAGGGGATGCAGAAGGATGCGGTGAAAACCACCCTCAGTGTCCTTAACCGCATCAAGAAGTTGCCCGAATGGCAACAGATTTCGATCATGGAAGCCGTGTTTGGCTCCGAAGCCCGCGCCCTCGCTCCTCTTCTCAAAAGCACCGAAGAGGTAGAGCGCCTACTTGGTCTGGTCGCCGATAAGACGAACTATGCGGGCTCTTCCTTCAAGGAATATGAAGCACGTGCCAAGACAACTGCAAATGCTCTGCAGCTTCTGCGCAACAATCTCGCGGCCATCGGCATTGAGATGGGCGATAGAATGCTGCCAGCCATCAATGAGGGTGCGGCGGGCATACTTGACCTATTGAAATCGCTTGGGGACCGGGCCACCCCAATCGACCAGTTGTGGCAAGCCATCAAGGGCTTTAGCGCGGGTTTAGGCTATGACGGCAATCTGCGCCAGATGATCAATGATCTGGGCGACCTGTTGCTTGGCCCCGCCAATGGCGAGGAAGCCGCAGACAAGTTGGGCCGGATATTTGCTCGTTTCAGGGAGTTCGGCGCTTCTGTTCGCGAATTCAACGACGCCATTAAGGGCAACCCACTGGCGCAGTTTTTCGGCGAGATCGTCAAGTATGGCGGCTATCTGATGCTCGCCAGCGTGGGGTTTGGCATGCTGGCCGGCACGATCCGCAAACTGGCTTCCGCTCTCTATTTTCTGTCGGGTGCGCGCGCCGCAGTCGGTATCCTTCGTTCCGTCGTCAATCTGGGACGTAAGCTGACGCCGAACCGCCCCCCGTTATCCCCCGGCGCTTCTTCCGGGACACAGAATACCCCAAAGCCCGGAAAGCCCGGCGCCGGTTTCAAACCTGGCGAAACCGGACCATGGGGCAAGAACCCAAAGGCATCGGCATTCTCAGAGGGAACCAAGGTTGGGCCGACGGGAGTAAGCGGTCTCGGGCCACGCACCGCGCCAGCCGCTCCATTCAGTTTCTCCAATCTCTGGAAAGGAGCTTTGAAGGGCGGATTAGCGAATGCGGTCGTTGAAATCCTCGGCAAGAAGATAATCACCGGCGAGTTGGATAACCTCAACAGGAAACTGTACACGCCCGGTGAGCGAATTCGGGCCGAAGCTTTCAGAAACAATCTCCCTAGACTATTCGACGGCCCCTCCTTCTTTGACAATCCGTTCGGTTCGAAGCCGACATTCAAAGAGACTATGGGGATCGGCTGGAAGAAATACAGCCCGTCCGGATCATCCGAAGGGAAGCCGGAGCAAGTGTCCCTGCTTGGCACGCCCACCGTCATAGCCCAGCCTTCCGGCGTCCAGCAGGTCCAAGTCATGAACCCGCCCCCTGCCCCGCAAGTAAATTTAAATCTTACAATTCATGCGCAGTCGCCTGCAACGCCGGAGGAAATTGCGAACCTGGCTGCTGCCAAGGTTTCGCAATCCGTCCGCTCGGCCTTTGACGGGGCGCATGCTGACCTCGAATATGCGGTGTCATGATGCTCTATATGCTTGGTACTCTCACTATCGATACGCGACCTTTCAGTGTCGATGAAATGCAGCGCACCTCCTCAGCCGATATCGCATCAAAAGCCCTCATCGGCACTTTGCCGGGCAAGGAGTTTACCGGGGAAGGTGACGATGAAATCACCCTCTCCGGCCAAATCCTGCCCACAAAAATCGGCGGACTGGATGAACTGGAAATCGCACATGAGATGCGGCGCAATGGTGTTCGGTTCCCGTTGCAACGGGGCGACGGTGTGCGTCTTGGATGGTTTGCGATAACCCGCGTAACCGAATCCCATTCGGACCTCACCCGTGGCGGAGTGGGATTTGTCGTCAAGCACACTATCGTCATGACCCGTGTGCAGCCAGACGCGGGATCGGGTCAGCAGATAATTTCCGGGCTACTGTCGCTGTTCGGCATTTTCTAAAGGACAACCAAATGCAAACAGTCACCGTCAAGGGCGAGGGCATCACCCTCGATCTCCTCTTGTGGCGCGCCTATGGCGTGCGGGGGCGCAGCCTGTTGGAAAGTGCGCTCTCCCTGAATGTCGATTTGGCCCGGTTAGGTACCGTAATTCCGATAGGAACAAAAATCATTCTGCCTGATCTACCCCCGGCGGACTTGGGCCAATCCCGCGACGTCGTTTCACTATTCGGATGAGCACCATGAACGATTATTGGAAAGTCATATGGAAAGTGCTCGTTGACGGCGTGGACATGACGTCAGGCATGCGCCCCTACCTTATCGACATTGAGGTGACGGACAAGGAAGGCACATCTTCAGATACGTGTTCTCTGACCTTCGATGACAACGGCGGACAGATCGAATTGCCGCGTGATGGCGCATTGATCGAAATATTCCTGCAGGGCGTTTCCATTTTTAAGGGCACACTCGACAGCGTCCGCTCATCGGGTTCACGTGGCGGAGGGCGCACACTGCGGGTCACTGCCAAGGGATTTGATAGTCGTGGCAAGGTCAAGCAGCCTCTCACCTTCCACAAGGATGATGCGACTTTGCAGCAATTTCTCGACGATGCTGCCAAGCGGGCTGGGCTCGCAAGTGTCAAGCTGGACCCGGAATTCGCGAAAATCCATCGGGCTTATTGGGCGGCAGACGGTGAAAGCTATATCCACATTGGGGAGCGCATCGCGCGAGAACTCGGCGGCACGTTTAAGATCAGGGGCGACCAATCGGTCTTGGCGCGCCGTGGTGAAGGCAAAGCGGCCACAGGCGCTACATTGCCGGTTATCACCGGCACGGTCGGCCAAAACATAATTTCGTGGGATATAGCCCCGTTCAAGGGCCGACATAGCTTCACCAAGGCCAAGGTCCGGTATTTCGACCGCAAGGATGCAGCTTTCAAAAGCAAGGATGTGGAATTTGATCTAGACCGCGATTTGCCGGAATCCACCAATGTTGTGCGCTCAACAGCGGCAGATGAGGATCAGGCCGGACAGATCGGAGACGCTCGAAAGCGTGAGGCCGAGCGTGATGGCGGCGAAGGCAACGTGGAACTTGTCCTTACCGTCGAAGCCCGAGCCGAAGGAACCTTCAATCTGACTGGCGCGCGAGCGGGTGTTGATGGGCAGTATCGCATCGTTTCCGTTCGCCACAAGGCGGATAGATCAGGCGGCGCAACCACAAGCCTTGAACTGAAACAACCCGGCGGTAGTGCCGGCAAAGACAACCGAAAAAAGAAGGCGAAGCCATCTCCGGCAAAAGCCGACAATGAGTTCTCCGGAATGAGCGACGATCCGCTCGCGGACTGAGCACTATCTGACTTCTATCCCCCAGACGCCGCCTTCGAGCGGCTTTTTTTTATGCCGAAAGGAAAGACCATGGATAAAACCGTGCCAGCTGGTGCGGCGCTTCTGCTCGATTTCATTTATCGAACCGATGCAGGGAAAGCGCCGCCCCATTGCTATCAGGTTATTTTCGGAAACCGCCAGAAGCACTTGCCAAAACCGATCACCCAGATGACGCTCGGCGATCTAATCGATGCGCAGAAAAACTGGTCCAGCAAAGCATGGGTCAAGAAGAATTGGGGCTATGGCACCGCTTCGTCAGCCGCAGGCGCAGCGCAATTCATGCGCGCAACGTTGCAGGATATTGCCAAGGAACTCGGTCTCAAGGGAACGCAGATATTCAGTGCGGACTTTCAGGACCGGCTTGCATTCCATCTTTTGAAGCGCCGCGGCTATGAAGACTTCATGACCGGCAAGATCAGCCGGACGGAGTTTGGCAAGCGGCTAGCGCAGGAATGGGCCTCCCTGCCGGTGCTTTCTGCCACGGCCGGGGCGCATCGCAGCCTTGTGCGTGGGCAGAGCTATTACAGCGGGGATGCTCTCAATAAGGCTCTCGTCACCCCCGCCGAGGTGGAAGCTATTCTGGACAGGGTCAAGCTTGCCGGAAATGCCACGGCGCCCGCGCCGGTGGAACCCGCACCGGCTGCGCCTGACGGCCTCTTGGCGCACATCGTCACGTTTATCCTCATGCTTTTCGGAAAGGGTAAATGATGGATATCGCGCTGCTCATTCCGATCATACGCCAGATTCTGCAGGTCATCGGCGGCGCATTGATCGCGCGCGGCTGGCTGGATGATGCGGGGGCCGATGCCCTCGTAGGCATCATCGTCAATGCGATCGTTTTCAGCTGGTGGCTGTTCGACCGTTACCGGATCAACAAGCGTAACCGTGATCTCCGACAAACTGTCGAGGACAACAGCAATGCTCTGGTTCGTTAAGCATGGGCGCGTGTTTGCTGTCCTTGCCGGCCTTCTTGCTGGGCTGGGTCTCTATACACTCGGCAGACATGACGGGAAGCAACAGGCTGCTGTGGCGGCGGCAGAGGCCACGGCGAAGGCCGTTCAAAAGAGGGTGGACATCGATGAGAATATTATCGGCCTGGATAGCTATCGCCTTTGCATTGAGCTTGGTGGCGGGGTGCAGTGCAACGATATCGAACTGCGCGGGGTGGAAGGTGATCCCCGTTAAACCGGCCACCGCTGCATATCTCGCCGCTCAGGACGTTCCAGCGGGCCGGGCGATAGCCGGCCACAACGCTTTTGGCAAGTCGGCGGGGTGCTGGAAGTGACAACGACAGACCCTCACGCACAAACCGTCAACAGAATGAACGATTTACCAGAGCGTACAAAGGAATTTCTTTCCAGGCTCGATCAAGACGACATCGACAATCTTGAAGACGCAATGAAGTTTTATGCCACGGTCCGCACCATGGGGCATGTCATGAAATGGCTCGCGATTACAATTTTGGCAATGATAGCTGGCATCGCGTCGCTATATGAAAACAGTCTCAAGATTTGGGGATGGCTTCACAAATAG